TACCTTTTTTGTGCAGAATATGACAAGATTGAAACAACTCTTTTTCTTTTCTTGATGCCACACCAATACGAGATAAGGTTTCTCTTATCTTTAAGAAGTCGTCTTTTTCTGGAAATGTAATTTCTACTAGGTCTTTAACTTGTTCGTTATCATCCATTATTCTTACCACCGGTTTTCATACTATTTTTCAACTCACGGTATTGTTTGTCATTCAATATTTCTAGATATTCTTTGGCCTTTTGTGTGGATACACCAAAGTAATTCTTCACTGTATCTAATTTCTTACTCTCGTAAGGTTTATGCCATTTCGAAAATCTCTTTCTTTTTCTAATGGTATTTAGAAAAAAGAGATATTGAAGACGATTATCCATACTATGACGGACATTCATCTCGTTAGTTAAGTAAATAGTATCTTGGTGGTAAGATAAAGATTTATTTACAAGGAATGGTTGATATGATTTTTCTGCGACCTCATCAACCATAAGGTCATTCTTGTCATAAGAAACTGACTTTACAAAATCAAATGGATTTATTTTGTTAGAGTGTTTTGCCACTATCTGTCAATGATGCCTCAACTTTATGAACAAGATCATCACCTGAAGCACCCTCAACTAAAACAATTTTAGTGCCATCATGAAGTGTTCTTTCTATTTTACCAGACAGATAATTTATATCGGTTACAGAATGATTTTCTGTATCTTGTGGTCTATTATCATACCACATTGAACTCATACTATGAACTTGAATGCCCATAATATTATCAGCCATTTCTTCTGCCTTTAATAATCTTCTTTGTTGTTCTACTCTATCTTTGTATTGTGTCATTTTGTCTCCTTAAATTTACACTCAGACATAATCTCTGTCAAACATGCAACAAAGTTTATCTCAGCGTCCATAGCAAATGCAGATTTGTATTGATAGTCTGCAATAAACAATACACATGCAGGTATAGATGCTGGTTGTAATCTCTTTTCAAGAGCATTAAACAGTTTTCTATATAGTGTATTGAAATCGTTATCGGAGTTTTGACCAACCCATTTTCTCATGCCAGACCAGTTTTTTTCTGCAATCATATCAATCAGAGGTGTAAGTTTTTCTTCCGATAGTGTTGCTAATAAACCACTATCAATTACACCTGAAGCACCATATCTTTGCACTTCATTGATACATCTTCTGAAATCTGGAAAGAACTTCATGATAAGTTCTACTAGAACTTTTGTATCATACTTAATACCCTCATCATCACAAATCATCATGAGTCTTGCAAGAAATACAGATGCAAGTCTCTCTTTTTCGTTGTTGGGTATACTAAAATCTATAACAGTGCATCGACTATGTAATGGTGCGATGATTCTGTTTTTGTAATTACAAGTAAATATGAATCTACAGTTTGAAGAGAACTCTTCTATAAAGTTTCTTAATGCAGGTTGAACTGACTCAGCAGAAATATAATCTGCCTCATCTAAGATCACCACTTTAGGACCACCTGAAAGTGATACTGTAGATGCAAAGTTCTTGATTTTTGTTCTGAGTGTATCAATCAATCTTCCTTCATCAGACCCATTGATAACAATGTAGTCTGCACCTAACTCATTACAAAGTGCTTTTGCTACTGTTGTTTTACCTGTGCCTTGCGAACCACAAAGTAAAAGATTTGGTATCTCTTGATTGTCTACAAATTCTTGAAAAGACTTTTTGACACCAGAAGGAAGTATCGTGTCCTCAATTTTTTGAGGACGATACTTTTCTACGAATAAAAATTCATTACTCATGATGAACAAACCCCACCGAGTGTTCGTGTATTAGACCAATGATGAGTTTCTAATACTCCCATGATTGAAGCGGAGACTGGCGCTTTCATCACACTATATCCAGTATATATGTTATACATTATATTTTGAATCAGGTTCTAGTGCAATAAAATACTCTAAGTCTATATCCTTATTCTTGAAATTAGATATGCCTTTTGAAGATACAAATACTTCATAGTTGCCATCTAATATCTTTAAATTCTCAATCTTGAAATTCATGGTGAAACTTACACCATTTCCTTCGCCTACTATTCTAGAGAATGTATTTGAAGTTGTATTCTTTTTATCAGTGACTACAAGTTTGATATTGGTGCCATCTGATTCTAATATAAGATCATTTACACCCAATACACTGGCAGCTTTCTGTAATTCATTCAATAGAGTTGAAGATAAATCAATCTTAATCTCTGCATCAGGCATTGTAATCATCTTATCTGGTGATGTGACCATGCCCTCACTTGCATAGAAGTAAGTCATTGATGTATCTGTATCTGATATTGATAATGAACTATCGTTGAAGTTGAAATCTGGATTATCTAACAGTGATACTGCACCCAAGAATTCAACTAAGTTGTATATACTAAACTCTTGGCCAAATGTTTCTGGAACATTTGCAGTCGCCAAGATATTTTTCATATTCGAGATTGTCTGCAACTGATTGCCAGCGCCGACTTTGATACCCGAATTAATCGTTGCGAAGTTTTTTAAAATACTTCTTGTTTCTTCACTAATTTTCATAAGTCTCCTTTGTTGTCGTGAACATATAACATAAACAAGGCATAGTGCAAAACTTTTAACAAGTCTGCTCTATTCTTGCCACCTTTCTTTCCGTATCGTTGTGCATATTTCATAATATTGCCGATACAAAATCCTTCTCCATGACCAGAGTCAATAATAAACTCTGTCGATTGGTATTTGTTGAGTGAATAATGTTGATCGTAAGTGTTATCAATATACGAAGAAAACTCCTTGAGGAGTTTATCTTCTTCGTATTTGTAATCAATTTTACTCATCGGATTCATTATACTCTGAATTCTCTGATTCGTCTAGTGGATTTTCATCTGCATTGAGATCAACACCCTCATCGACTTTGGTGTAAAGGTCAAGAACTGCATTTCTTGTTTCTTCATCGAATCTTGAAATACACATTGTTATTGACTTTAGTTTGTCACCAAACATTCTAAATGCATTCACAATGTGAACAAGTCTTCTTGTTGTTATTACATCATCGATTGCACCCTCGTAATAAGTTTTTCTGATTATGTCTGCCCAATCAACTAACTTTGTGCAGAACTCTTCATCAACAGGACCTGTCAACGCCATTTCTTTTTTCAGAATACTTCTTTCAGTAGTCACTGGCGGATATTCTTGTTGCATTGTAATCGCAAATCTTTCTAACATCGCTTCGTTCATGATTTGAGTCCCTATGAACTTACCATCTTCTGAACCTTGACCTTTTGTATTTGCAGTTGCAAGAATTGTAAAACCATCAGCAGGTTTGACCCACTCACCAGTTTTCTTAATTAAATAACCTTTGCCTTCAAGAACTGATTGCAAACACATAAGTTTGTTAGAACCTAAATCAACTTCATCTAAAAGAAGAACAGCACCTTTTCTCATCGCTTTGATAACAGGACCCTCTCTAAAGATAATGTTGCCATTTTGTAAAGTATGACCACCCATTAGATCATCTTCATCAGTCTCAATTGTAATATTAACTCTATAAAGTTCTCTCTTCAATTGAGCACACACTTGTTCAATCATTAATGTTTTACCATTACCTGATAAACCTGTCACAAAAACAGGAAAGAATATCTTAGACTTGATAATACCTTTGACATCTTTGAAATGACCGAAAGGAACATAGTTAGACATTTTCTCAGGAACAATCTTGATATTATCATCAATCAAATTCACTGCCTGTGTTTGAGCCGCAACTGGCATATTTGAAACAGCAGGTGCAGGTGCAACAGGAACAGGCACAGGTTGTGGCACTGTCTTTGTATTGTCAACTGCTAATAACGGTTGAAGATTGAAGATCGAACCTTGTTTAAAGTTGTATCTTGTAGATTTCAACCAGTATGGAAAATACCCTGTTTCGTCAATCATCTCTTTTGTAAAAGATGTCTCGTTAGGATATTTCTTCGTAAGAGCAGACAAAAACTCTTGTCTGTCTGGCGTCAGGTGGAATTTTTTGCCGTCCACATTGACAGAATCGGCAGGATTATAGCTCCATTTACTCATATAGTCTCCTTGTTTAATAGTAAATTTCTCATCAGTTAGTATGGTAACAAAAAGTGCTAGTCATTGTCAACCATCTTATTCAATATCTTTCAATAATCTTTGCATGTCAACTTGTATAGAAGTCTTCTTGCCTTTTCTTTTAGTCCAATAACTATCATTATTGACCCAATATCTAAATGCCTTGCATTCAACTTTTTCTTCAGCGCAAACCGATTGTCTGTCGCAGTCGAACTTCACACAAGGTCCTTTACCAATGACAACCATAGCGTCATTGAATTTTTCTACATTAATCGAATCTATTATTTCCATTATGCAATCTCCTTTATAAATTCATTTGTTAAGAATCTAGATGTTAATTTACCTTTCTGATTTCTTTTGAAAGCGGCCATCACTCTAGATTTTTTTGCACCCACAAGATCATCATCTAATTCATCATCACCTGAGGCACCTAGGTTTGAAGCAGTTGTCAAGAATAGTCTGTTATAACCTTTGACATCAATTACACAACCTGTCTTCTTCATATCTTTCCACATTTGGTCTCTCTCCATCCAGTCTGAGTCTGGCAAAATATCTGCCATTGCTGATGTGTATTCTTGTTTCTTACTGAATACAAAATAACCTGTCACTGTGACATTACAAGTATCTGATAACCACTCTAAAAGATTTTGTGTCAACTCAAAGTCATTGTATGAATATCTACTAGCTTTTGTATCATAAGGATAAACTTTGTTTGAATATGGGTCAAGAATATATCTGTTGACTATCTCTCTCCAAGAATCATCTGTTTGTGATCTTCTATCTTCATTCTCTTCTTCTGTCTCTCTGAGATAATCTGAACCGTGAGAATAACCATCTGTAATCACTGTCAAGATTGATTTTTCTATATTATATTTTTTGTTGAACTCTGGTAAAAACTTTCTTAAACCTACTAATGTATGATTAAGTGGTGTGCCACCCAATCTGTAAGTATGTGGTCTATGAGGACCTCTGAAACCCTCTTCATATCTTAGATTCCATGAGTTCTCATCTGTAATCTCAATGTCGAATATTCTCAAATAGTCTTGTCTTCTTTGTTCTTGTTTTCTTGCATAAGAATAATATACATCATCGTGTAATCTAGCCAACATCATCAGTGCCATATTGTTTAACATCTCTGTATATTGTCTACTGTTCATTTCACTTGATAAGAACTCAACGAGTCTGCCATCTCTAGAAGAATAATCATATGCATCTTTTGTCTCAATTTGGTCTGAGAATGCATACACTCTGAATGGTATTTGAACAAGTCTACAGAACTCTGCAAGAATTATTGATTGTTCTATTAAGTCTTCTAATTCATAAGCAATAGAACCAGACCAGTCAAGTAAGACATTCACACCGTGATTCTTACCATCAGGAATATAAGTGACTCTCTTAAATATATCATCTACTATCTGATACTTTGCAAGTCTATTCATGTCAAGATCACCAGACTTACCTGTATATGCCTTTAAACTTCTCATTGCAGTTTGTCTCATCTCAAACTCTTTAGCCATGTGAGATACAATCTTTTTGTTTTTCTTCTGAATATATTTTCTATAAGTCTCACCTTTTCTCATTAAAGTTTGACAAGTATCTGCATCTGCTCTAAATTCTCTCCAGTCTTTTAATACTTTGTCATAACTATAAAGAATATTATCAACAGGATGTTTTGCAAATTTCTTTTTTAAATCAATAAATGTTTTGATAACTGCATTCTCATCAACAAACATATCTTCGTTGTTGTGTGCATAGTGTTCTGTTAGTGCCTCTCTAGCACCATCTTCATCATCGTGAAAAACCTCTTGTTCACAATCATTACCACCTTTTTTACCTGTTTCTCTAATTTCAGTTTCTTCTTCTTTTTCTTCTTCATCTGATTCATCAGAACTACTATCAGAACCTACTTCTTCTTCATCCTCATCATCTTCATCAGAATCTTGTCCAGAATTGTAAGAGTTTGATTCTTGTTCTTCTTCTTCAAAGTCTTCATCTTCATCAGTCTCGAAATCAGATATTTGTTGTGTGACAACTTCTTCGTCTTCTTTATCTCTTGATTCATTATCTTTACTCCAGTTGTATATTGCTTCTGATACTTCAACAACATCTTCCCATGTTTTGCAATTTTCTGCTTTCTTTAACCACTCTGCCTCTTCTTCATTTAAGTCTATAGAAACTAAAGAACCACATTTAGTGATTAAATTAATTTTATCAATCAGTGCAAGTGATTGTAAATCTCTGTCTTTTAAATTAAAGAAATCTCTTTCCATCAATTCGCCATATGCTTTGAAGAAAGATTTTCTTAGACCTGCATATTTGTTTCTGATACCTTTTTCTATTCTAACATCTTCAATAACATTAAGATATCCTTTAAGTGTTTTGTTTTTCTTTAGTGTTGAGTGTAAACCCTCATAAGGTGTATACAATGCATGACCAACTTCGTGACCCATGAATAGATCGTAAAGTTCATTTGACATCTCATCTTTGAATGTAGGACATGCTAAGATTCTATTCTTAACATCAAAGTATGCAGTTGGTATTTTCTTATGAACAACAGTAATATTCTCTGTCGCCATAAGTTTTGCTAAGTTAGATTTTTGTTGTTTAATATTTGTCATGTGTATATCCTACTAAAAAGTGTTGGTCATTGTCAAGCTCACTGACAAAGAGCTTCAAACCTTAATTCGATAAGTGCATCTATCTGTTCATCATCGTCTTTACTATAAGGCACTTTATCATTACCAAATTCTTCTGCTATTGCATCGATAACTCCCCATACACCTTTGTCATTGTATAGTTCACATACATCATCTGCAATGTTTTCTATAATTACATCGTTTACTAAATTACTCATTTTTTCTCCTTAATTTCTTTGATTGCTTCTTTTATCCAGTCTATTAGTTGACCTTTCATACTAAAACAGTTAAAACCACCTGGCGCTTCTAATGAAAGACCAAATTTATCTACACATACTTTGTAGTATTTTGGACCATCTATTAGATCGAAACCGTCTTTACCTTGAATCCAGTAAAACCATGGTTTGCCTCTAACTGGTACTAGTTTAAGACCAACATTGTTCTTTAAAAATTTTATTACTTTATCCTCGTCTAGAGGTTTTTTGTTTTCGTTTGAAAGTTGTATTATCTCGTAATTCATTTAGTCTCCTTTTTTATTACAAGTGTATGGTAACAAAAAGTGAGACCTACTGTCAAGCTTTTAGAGTGATAATCTCCAAGAATCTTCGTCTAAAGATAGGTCTGGAACAGGATTGATAGGCATACACCTCTCAATATCTGTTGTAAACCAATAGGAAATGGTGTGTCGTGGATGTCTTCTGACTTTTTCTACACCATGTGGTATGTAAATACCTTGAAATAATAGTCCTGAACCTGTTTCTGGTTCGTAAACTTCGCCGTCTGGCACATATGTTCTGCCACCTTTGTAGTTATCGTTGAGATATAATATACAAGTCCACTCTCTTGATGGTTTATCAGGACTTGTTTCATGTTTCATTTCTTGATTTGAATATGTATCTAGATGTGGGTGTTGAATACCGCCGATAGGCCATTCATTTATTGCAATCATTTCTGGATAAACGATTTGATCTGATGTTTTTCTAATTTCGCCTACGAGATTGACTATTGTTTCAGCGATATACATTCTCAACCAAACAGATTGTATATGCATAAAACGAATACCAGTGTAATCGGAACCGTCTCCTACGCCAGTTAGGTGTCTATGTGTCTTGTGAAACCGAATTATCTCCTGACACCTCTCCTGTGTCATTAGATTTTTCAGCATCTTTGGCTTGTAGGGACTGGAAATGTCTTGCGAGTGCAACTCTTTGTTCATAATCTAGTCTTTTCTTTCTCTCTTTTTTTCTTGCTTTTAAAGCTCTTTCAATTTTAAGTCTTGATGCTCTTTGTAAGAATATTATACCATTCAAATGATCTATTTCATGTTGAACACATCTAGCGCCTAGACCCTCTAACATGATTTGATGTTCTTTACCATCTGCATCTTGATATTTAAGTTCAACAGTTTTTGACCTTTGAATTGATAGATACATATCAGGAAAAGACAAACAACCCTCTTTCATTAAATCAGTTTCTTGTGACACTCTAGTTAATTCAGGATTAAAGTATGGTTCTACTGTTGCCTCTTCATCACCCTCTCTCATTGTTCTCATAACAAACATTCTATAAGGTAAACCACATTGATTTGCAGATAGACCTAGACCACCAAACTTTTCCATAGTCTCTGCCATTTTACTAGCAATTTCTTTTGGGTCTTCTGGTGGATTATCAAAGTCAAATGCTGGAGGTGGTTCTCTTAATACTTTACTTGCTTCTTCTACTAAACTATACATATTTTTATTTATGCCGTTGCTATTCTACTAAAGTTCTTATATTTCTCAAATCTGATTACTTCTTCAAACTTATCATATAGTTGGTCGCCCTTATGTGATATGATAAATGCATTTGTTTTTTCATTTAATGTATTTAACAGTTTTAAGAAATCATCTGTCCCTTGTGAATCTAAAGAACTATCAAACACTTCATCAAGTATAAGTATATTAGTATTAACTGAGTTCTTTAATCTTGCGACTGATCTCCATGTAAATAGTAATGCAAGGTCAATTCTCATTTTCTCACCTTGTGAAAAGTTATCATACTTAAATACATCTCTAAATCTAGACTTGATTGTTTCTTCAAATGCCTCATTCAATTCAAACCCAACATAGAATTCTAAATTAGCAAGATACTTATTAATCATTTTATTCATGATAGGCACATACTGTTTTATAATTCTTTGTCTTACTCCTTGATCTCGTAATAACATTGTTGCGAGTTCAAAGTAATGTTGTCTTTCAGTTTGTGTTTCTTGTTTCTTTTCTAGAATATCTAAATCAGTTTCAGAAGTGGTTAATCTATCATGCACATCACTGTCGCCTACTATTTCATTCTGTAAGTCTTCTATCTCACCTTGTAGTTTTTTAATATACTTTTGATTAGATACTATTTCTGTTTGTGCAAGACCTATTTCTCTTTGTATTTCATCTATTTCAGATTGAATAACATTTATTCTTTGTATTTCATCATGACATTCATTGATTGTTTTATCTATATCACTAAGAGCCTGAGTGATCTCATCTGCTTTATCTTCTCGTTCTTTAATACATTTTTCTTTATGGTCATGGTCTAAACCTTGTTTACAGACTGGACAATCATCATTCTCTTCATAAAATTTAACATCTGCAATTGCTTTCTTTCTAGCATTTTCTAATTGTTTTTCTAAGTCTGTGGCTTGTTTAAGTCTACTCTCTGTAGTGTCTCTACTCTTAATAGATTGTTTTCTTTTATCAACATCTTGCGTTTTTTCATCAACTTGTCCTAATATTTTATTAATATTATCTTGTGTTTCATTTACAGTTGATTCATACTTTTTAATTTTCGCCTCACGATTTTTTTGTAATGCATCTACTTGGTCATTTAAACCACTAATTCTTTCATGCAACAAATCTATTTCATGAGATGTTTCTTTTACTTCTAGATTGTGTTGTGATACTTTCTTCTTTAACATATCTTGCATTGTAGAAAATATAGATATGTCTAATAAATCTTCTACTAACTTTCTTCTATCTACAGCTCTTAGTTGCATAAAAGGTGTAAAGTTTGCGGAACCTAAGATTGCAACCTGAGTAAAAGAACGATAACTCATTTTAAGTATATTCTTTTCTAGATGTTCTTGATAGTCTTTCATAGTCGCATCTTGATTTACCATTTTGCCACCTGAATAGAGTTCAAACTTATTTGGTCTGGCGCCACGAACAACCTTGTATTCTCTTTTGCCAATAGAAAACTCTACTTCGACTACTAATTCTTTTTGATTGATTGAGTTTATCAACAGGTCTTTTTTAAGATTTCGAAAACCTTTACCATACAAACCAAAACAAAGTGCATCAAGTAATGTTGATTTACCTGCACCATTATCACCAACTATTAGTGTTGTGTTTGATCTATCTAATTCAAATGTGGTAAAACGATTACCACTAGACAATAGGTTCTTATAACGAACCTTTTTAAAGTGTATCATATATAATTGTGTTCATCTAATGCTTCATTATATAACGAAGTCATTAAATCTAAAAGTGGTTTTTTCTGACCCTGTATTTCTAAACCGTCTATGTATTTTTCTAATATGGTAAGCGTGTCTTCTACACCCTCTATATCACTATCGTCCATTAGGTCCATATGTTTATGGTCATCAACGACTGATACATGAAGTGGACTTGCCTCGTGTAATTTGTCTAACATACTATCAAACCAGTATGGATTATCTTTGTTGACTACTATAACCTTTGTAAACTTACCTCTATATTTTTCATAGTTCATATTTGATATTGTTTCAAATGATTCTTTAGTATCATCATAAAATAATTTTTCAAACATAGTAATAGGATTATGAATAGGTTTCATCTCTCTAGTATCTGTATCAAAGATATGAAAATACTTTTCATCGCCATAATCTGACCATGTAAATTGCATTTGAGAACCTAGATATTTTATATTTGCAAACTCTGATTTTTGATGAAAATGACCACTATATACTTTATCAAACCTTTTCACATAACTATGGTCTAAACCGTGTTGACATGTCATACCTGGCATCATCAATGCGCCCTCAAATTCAAAGTGACCCATACATGTATCTGCACTCGCAGTGGTTAAAAACTCTACTGAATCTGCATAGTTTTCAGGATTAATCCAAGGCACAAGTGCAATATTAACACCGTCAAATTCTTTTACAATAGGTTCTTGAATGATGTTTATATTATCACTTTCGAATAATAATAACTCAGGTGCATTAACATCATTTGTGTTCTTATAATAGACATCATGATTACCAATAATCAAGTCCATTGTAATACCTCTTTCTAATAAAGGTTCTATAAAGTGTTGTTTATCTGCCTTTAATGTAGAAAAGTTTATATACTTTCTTCTATCAAAGTAATCACCTAAGTGTAAGATATGTTTTATATTATGTTCATCTAGATATGGGAAGAAGACTTCTTCATAGAAACGACCTGCATACTTGGACATTTCTAACATATCGCCACGAACACCAGCGTGTGTGTCGTTAAGAATTGCTATTTTCATTTAGTAAATTTGTCTAAACCTTTCTCTTTAGTTGTTTTTGTTCTTTTTGATTTTCTTGGATTATATTCTACACGATTCATATTATCTTGATGCCATTCGACATTTGAATTAATTAAACCACTTGTATCACCATCGATAGTATCAAATGTATCTTGTGTGACATCAGCTGTCATTTCTTGTTTAATGAAAACTTGTTTCTTTTCTTTTTGTATTCTTCTAAGAAAAGCGTAATAACAAATCTGTGTGATATATGCAAAGGCGTTGTTTGATTTTTCTCTATTAAAGTTGCCTATGTATTGAATACAGTTTTCGATTGCATCACATATCATTTCATCTCTATATGTGTAATTAATGAAATTTGGTCGAGTAGATAGACGAGTTGCGATCTTATAGATACATTCGCCAATATAGTCTGACATTTGTGGTGGCTGTTTGTTTTTTGATTCGGCGAGTTTAACTGCTTCGTTATGCTCGGCGACTGCTTGAGTGAACTCTTTGTTGTTTACATAGTGTTCGTTTTGTTTTGCGTTTTTTGCCATGATGTAGTTATTATACTAGGTTCCTTTTATGATTGTAAGTGGTTTTTTAGTATTTATTTTTTGAAATTTTTTTTAAAAACCCCTTTTAGAATTGAAGATCGTATGATATCATAACTATGTTGCCAGGGTCAGGATCAATAATAGGATACTCCCAAAGAATAAAACTCCTAATGATATTGCAATCTTTAGTATATTAAACGGCGTGATTTCGAATGTTTCTTTCTTCCCTAATCCGAACAGAAGTTTAAAAATTATTCGCATTAAAGGCAAAGATTAAGAACATGAGTCCTAACATAGTTAATTGTATTATTGTAGGGACTACAACAAATAGTTTCATAGCGTCAAATTTACCAGTCATAAAAAAATCACCACCATTCTGCCATTGTTTGACTTCATCTGGTGTTGCTTCTCTTGTTTTATTTAGATTCAATTCCAATTGTTGTTCATAACTCATCATTAGTTCTCTTCTTTTCTTCTTCTATTAAAAATAATATTTCATGCATAGGGTTTTTAGTCAAATGCAGATATGAAACGAATGTTGCGAAAAGTCCTATTATTATATATTGTATCATTTGTCGTGTTGAATTTGTTGTTGTTTTTCTAACTCTTTGATAGCTCGAAGAGCTCCATTAGGATTACTATCCCATACTACGCCTGCCATCAACATATAATATAAAAAATATCTGATCATGATAACATACCTGCTAAGAGAAATAATCCTATTTCCCACGGTATGATTATTAATCCTGGTATGATATATTTCATATTGAAGGACTAACTCCGAGTATTGACAAGCAGAAAATCCCAACTAGACAAGCTAGTTCAAGATTATCTCTTAATTGTTCTTTCTGTTTCTGTGACATAATTTCCTTTTATGACACATACAATCTCTATCAGATTGATGATAGATACATTACTAGAAATGGTAATATGAATGGAAGAGTCAAGTAAGTTATGAACTCTAGGCCTTCTATAAGACTTGATGCAATCGCTGTTTCTATTAGGGTTTCGAATCTCGCCAACATGCTCCTCGCAACACCTAAAATTGCAGTGGTCATGGGTTCCTGTTATATTAAATAATTATATTGTATTATTACTATAAATTATACACTCTTATTTAGTAATTGTAAAGGCTGAAAACGCCTTTTAATGTAATTTATTTTTATCTTTTGGCGGAGATGCCAATTTGAATTCATCATCTTCGTATTCAAACAATTCTTCTTCTATAATATCATCGACCATATCTTGATCTAATGGTGTAATATCAGGATTTCTAATGAGTCTATTCAGTGTTCTCTTCATAACATCTGAGTATCTTCTATCGTCATCTGTTGCAAGAGGTATAGATTTATTCTCTATCATATCAAACCACCTAGAAGATGCATCGTCATAGTGTTGAACAAACTGTTCATTCATATTATTTCTGTGCATGATATTATTATTTGGTATTTCAACTTTCATATCACTACTCAATGCAGAATAAGGGTGGAAAGTCGCCTGAGTTCTAGGGGTGCCAGGAATCAAACTGAGTTGACATATCATTGGCAGTGTAATCTCTACTCTATCACCTAAGTCTCTTGTCATACCTACTATTTCAGTACCAGAATTTAGTTTTATAACTTCGTATTTTGTTGGTATGATATCTTTTGGTGTTGTCATTTTAAATCAAATTGTTTAATATTATAAGGAAAATTTTCCTCGTTATAGATATTTATCCTTTCTTTCAAGTGATTAAGAGTATAGTTTTCACATTGTAAATCATCTGCAATATCAAATAATCTCATGTTATCTTTGCCCTCTGTCTTACGAAGACCACGACCTATAGACTGTAAGTTTCTTATTCTAGACTTTGAAGGACTTGCAAATACAATGTTATCAATCTTTTTAATATTAACACCAGTTGAAAAGGTTCCGTATGATGCAAGTATAGTATCTTCTTTTGCTTGTTCTACAATTTCTCTAACTGATTCTCTGTCTTCTGTATCTGTGCCACCATATACATAATGTAAGTTTCCACCCATATCTGTATGTGACATCATACTATGAAGTATAACACCATGTTTTTCTACATACTGAAACAACACTAGTGTATTACCTTTTAAACTCTTAACTAGATTCACAATAAACAGATTTCTGGCATCATTCATTACCAAATAATCCATTTCTTCTTGATATGTCATTTTCTTTTGTTTATCGTGTTTTAATACTATACAATCTATATCTATATTTGCAATTGTTCCTTTATCCATTAGTTCTTTCGAAGATACTACTTTCTTTACAGGACCAAATAATCCTTCTAGTTGTAATCTATGACATTCTGAACCATCTAAAGTTCCTGTGGTTCCTATTCTAATCGCAGTATCTTTCATTTTCTCTAAGATACCTTTTAGTGTTGTCGCTTTAAATAAATGTGCTTCGTCACCAACAACCACATCGAATGATTGCATAACATCTTTAGGCGCCTTACTAAAACTTTGCCAAGTTGTAATTGTAATATCTGCATCAAATACAGGTTGACCAGAATATATTTTACATACATCTTTATCATAACCATAATCTGCAAAATCTTTTGCCATTTGTTCTACAAGAGATGTAGTAGGAACTATTACTATTGATTTCTTATTATACCATCTTAATAACAGATATATTATCAAAGACTTTCCTGATGCTGTTGGTGACAGTAATAACTGTCGACCGTATTTTAAAGTAGACTCAACTGCCTCTAATTGATAGTCTCTAGGTTCAAAAGGCAGATTGTATTCTTTCATGAAATACTTTTTTAAATCAAATCTAATATCTGTCTTTTCGCCTATGACCTCTTCTATGCCTTCAAAATCATAACCTCTTTCTCTACAAAAAGTATCTACATAAGGCAAAAGACCAATGTATATTTTATTTGTTTTTATAGAAAATAATCTTACTTTACCATCCCAATATCTATTTTTAACAGACGGCATAAACTTTGCATTTGGGACTGTAAATGAAAAGAAGTCGTATAAATCTCTTGCAAGACCATCGTCACAATGAACTTGCATGAATACTTCGTTTACTTTACTAACTCTTACACTAGACATAAGGATAACCGTGATACCAACTTACTAACGATGTTCTTGTTCCTTTCGTCACTGGTGCAACTTGGTGATGCACAAAAGAAGGAAAGATAATAAAAGAACCTTTCTCTTTTGCACTAAACGGTGCTGTTTGAATGTATTGATCTACATCTATTGTTTGTGTGCCTGTTGATTTGAGTTTATCAAATATACCAACAGGTTCTATCCATTGAAAATGACCTCCTTCGTAGTCATCTGGATTTGATAGTTGAATTGTTGAACTTAACTTTCTCATTCTGCCATTTGGTTGAACTCTATCTGATGCATCTGTATGCCATGTATAGAAATCTCCTGTCACTTCTGCATCTGGTCTATGATGATAGATTGTATATTGATGATTCTCAATAAAGTCCCATTGATGATGCCAATTAGCATCTATACATGCCTGTTTAATGCCCTCTGATATCTTATGTTGTATATCATCAGGCATAATTTCATGTTCTATCCATCTTACATCTGATTGTCTTATGAAGTTATCATTCACACCATCTTGTTCTTCTGCATCAAGGTCTTCTTTATTATTACCAACTCGACCATCTATCAGTTCTCTTGTTTCTGCAACTTTGTGAATTATATCACATTCATGTTCTGTAAAAAACTTATTATATATTACGCAATATTGAGATAATATCATTATTGACCCGCCATAAATTTACGCCATTCTATTGTGTTTTTGATTGTTTGATGTCTCCATGTAATATTGTCCATACATCTTTTGACATACTCTACTGTCTCTTGTAAATAATCTATTTGTGCTTTGAGTTTTGTTAAATCTTGGTCTGAGTTATAGAAAACTTCCATATCATTTTTTAATATCTTTAAACCATCAAATGGGTCATCAGACCAACCTAGTTCTTTAACTCTTGATTCATCCATCTTACCATTAAACCACAACCATTTATCTTTTCTCATCATTTGATATTTCATCTGAACACCTTTTAGTTTCAGAATGTTATCAGTTAATAAGTCTGAATATTTTGCGTGTAGTTTTGGAACATCTAGACTAGATTTGTCTAGTTCTATATCATCTATTTCGCAGTCTTTAGACCACATCGCCTTTATTTCATCCAATGTCATACTATAATTATACTATACTTTGTAGTATTTATGAAGTAGTTTTTATCTCATAAAATGTAAATCTAAATGATACTGTGCATATCGCTGGTTCTGCATCTGCACCAGATTCTAATTCGATACTGCCTAAAGATATAGGGAATGCATCATGAAATCTTATGAATCTATTAGGTATATTTTTATTTGTGTTGATTACTAGAGTTATATCTGAATATTGGTTTTGGTCATTGTCTACAGATGCAAGAATATTTGTTTTACTTTTTGCTGTTTCTGTGTATGTTTCAAAGTTTTTAGAATTACTTATAGGCACTATAGAATCTATCCAATCATATATCTCTTGAAAGTTTGTTAAATCTTCATCTACAATAAAAGATACTTCTAGTGTATCAAACGATGCCTTATCGCCTGGAAAAAATGCATCAATACCTATACCAGCCGCCTGTTGTGCCTCAGAAAACTGAACACCAGGTATATTACATGTTCTTACATAATACTCAACAGTAGGCACTTTATCTATTAAAAGTTTAAAGTTATTTCTGTTTAGTATCGATTTGTTGATGTCTGATTTATATGCCATAATACTATTTATGTAAATGGGGTCTTATGACCCCATAGATTACTTCTCGTTTACAAACTCATTGAGTTGTCTTGCAACTGAAATAACTTCTTCTGTTGACACGAATTGATCACCATAAGGTTTTCTATCGTTTGGGAAGTTGTTATTGTGTTCTACAATCGCCTCATTGTTTCTGTAGATGTTTCCTTCTAACAGACCTTGTGCTTGATTGAGTAAGTCGGCTCGTATTTCAAAGCCTGATTTGGATGTGTTTGACATAATTCCTCCTGTGTGTATGTGTGTTAATGTCATAGGTATATAGGCATAAAAAAAGGGGTCTTAAAAGACCCCTTAGAAATTCAATTAACTGAATTTTACAGAATGTTGGATACTACCATTTTTCTGTAGTATTGGTTACTTCCGTCAGAAGCAAGACCGTTAGCAGGTGTAGCACCTACGAATGGGTTTGAAACCATTCCGTATCTTGTTTTGAAACCAATTTTTGGTTGGAAAGTATTTTCACCAACTGCACGAACCATTTGTAATGGAACATATGGGCAGTAGAACATACCAGCGTCATAAGGGTTTGAACCTCTATAACCAACTGTCATGTAATCAGCACCAGCATATGGGTCAACATAAACTTTAATTCTTCCGTTAAGAACACCAGCAAATGTATTGCCTGTGTCATCAACATTTAAGTTTGTGTTTAATGCAGGTGTGTAGTCTAATACTCCAGCCATTGATAATGCAGAAGCAACATCAGAAGAACATAAGATAAAGTTACCTTTTCCTCTTCTTGTTTCTTTTGCGATTACATTGGAGTCTCTTTCTATTTGGAATAATAACCCTTTGAATTTTTCAACAGACCATCTTCCGTTTGCATCAACATCTAAGTTGAAAGTACCTGCTGAAGCAGTTGCCTGAGCACCTGTTTTAGCTTGGTTGTTTACTTCCCTTACAACTTCTCTGTTAATCTCTGCAAGGATTTCAGATGATAAAATGTTTGCTAATTCTGATTCAGCGTCTAGACCGTGGATTGCTTTAAGGTCTTGTGCTAATTCAAGAGTGTATTCTGCTTTTAATGCTCTGGATACAGCAGTCACAGTTGATTTCTCAATAGTGAATGACATTTGTGCGAAACTATTTGAAGTCGCATCGCCTAATGCCTCAGCTGTTGCTGTGCTCATTCCGCTTGAAGTTGCGTTTTCATACGCACTTGAACCTGCGAAAGGATTTCCTTCTGGATCTGAATCAACACCAGCATTATCAGTATCAGCAGCTGCTGAGAACGCAGTTCTCGGCTCGTTGATACCCATAGCTTCTGATTGTGCTAATCTGTTTCCTGATGGATAATCTTGATATCTTGCTTTCATAGCAAAGATAAGTCCTGTTGGACCAGTCATTGGTTGAACACCGCAAATGTCGTAAGCAACGAGATTTGGCATAGCTCTTCGAACTAGTGATATTAGGATTGGGTCCCAATTACTAATTCCAGTGCCAGTAGCATTTAAAGGTGCGGCCTCTTCAAGAGCTACTCGCTCTTCAGCAAGTGCTTTCTCTTGGTTTTCAAGGATAACCGCTGTGACTGCCTTCTTGTAGTTGTCTTCGATCTTAGGAAGATCGGAGTGCTCTAGAATAGGCTCCCACTTGTCGATATAATTTTCTGATAAAAACATTGTTTTTCCTTTAAATATTAATTAACCTAATGGTTTTAGTTTACTTATTGCCTCAGAATATCTTGCAATATCAGATGATAGAACATTCTCTTCCTCGTTAGAGAACTCTCCTGTTCCTTCTTCTACTACAGTTTCTTCTGAGATAGTTTCACCATCAGTATTTGGGAAGTAAGCTTCTTTGAGTTCAGAGACCTTGTCTGCAAAGTCTTCTTCATTCATGAAGTCTACACCCTCTGATAATGATACCATTTTTTCCTGTTGTGATTCAGACAAGGTTGAACATGCCTCTCTCACTACATTTTGTCTGATTAATGAATTATTCTGTTCAACTATTTCCATATTTTTATGAACTTCGTTGTCAAGTTTTTCTTCCATTTCATCAAGACGATTTGCGAGTTCATCAACAACATTATACTTGTCTTCTGGAACATCAACATAATGTTCTACGAACAATGTTTTCAGTCCTTCAATGAAGTTTTCTGTCATTTCTGATCTCAAACCTCTTTCGATTGCAAGTTCGTTTTCTTTCGTCCACTCTTCTGCACAATATGTAAGATATTTGTCAACTGCTTCCGCAAGGTCGCCTTTGACTTGACTTACTGAGGTTTTTAAATTTTCTTCGAAATCTTTTTCGAGTTGTTCTTTAAGTTCTGATACCTTTGAAGATACAGCTGCTTTAAAGATAGTTCTTGCTTTCTCTTGATTTTCTTCTGAAAGTTCTAGAGCCTCTGAGATTTTTTCTAGGTCGTCTTCTACTTCCATCTCTACAAGATCAGATTCAACTTCTGCTGACTCATCGACTTTTTCTTCATCGTCTTCGTCATCTTCTTCGTCTTCTGAATCTTCTTCTTCTTTAAGCTTCTTGTCTTCCATATCTTTCATGGATTTCATCTGCTCTTCTACTTCATCGTCTTCCTTCTTTTTCATAAGTTCTACGATGTTTCTTGCGATTTCAGCCTTGGTCAAGGATTCGTCAATCTCGTCATCCTTATGGCTCATTTCTTTATACATTGCCATAAGTTTTTCTTTGTCCATCCCTTTCATATTGTTGACCATAGCTTTGATCATTTCCATTTTTGAAGGCTTTTCATCTTCTGAATCTTCTTCTTCTGAAACTTTTTTCAATTTTGGTTGCGGTTCAGGTTTACTTTCACCTTTCTGTTGTGCATCACCAGAAACTTCTTTAGTTCCTTTTTCAGCACTTTTAACAGATGCAACTGCTTTGTCAACAGGATTTTCTTCAGGTTTGACGACCTCACCTTTACCACTTTCAATTGAAGCGGCATCAGATGATCCTTGTTTTGGCTGAGATTTTGAATCCCCTTTATCAGCTTTAGAATCAGGTTGCATTGCCTCTTCTATTGCTTGTTCTAGGTTTTTTTCTAAGTCTGCCATTTTTTTCTCCTGTTAAGTTTTAAGCTAACTCTTTTATTTATATGTTATAAGTTCTCAACAAACTTTTTCCATACATTTAATTTAACTTCCTCTAGTTTGTTTAGTTTTGCCGTGCGTAATTCATTACGCATTTTTTCAACTTCTACTGCTTTGAGGATATTATTTTCATATACCCATTCGACTCCTTCCATGATTCCTTCTACGAAGGCCTCTGGAGCACTAGGGTCTGCAACTATATCAGCGGCTGTTGCCAACTGAAAGTCGCCTTTAACATATTGAGCACCATTCTTTTGTTCTAGTGAACCTAGACCACGAGAAGATACTCCTAGTTTAGCACCATCATTAATAAGATTTTTTACAATCTCTCCGTTTGGTGTTGATAAAATTTTTGCTCTCCCCATAAAATTATTACCATCTTGTTCTAATTTGGTAATCATGTGAGATACTTTGTCTAAATTGATTGTTGGACCCTCTGGATGTCCTAATTCTCCGAAAGCACGATCTTTTTCTACAAACTCTTTGACATATCGATTTACTTCTTTTTTCATTATTTCTTTCGGATATACACGACCGTTTCTGTTTTTAATCTCGGCCTGCATGAAAGGTCCTTCGATGAAGTATTCTTTTACGCCTTTATCGTTTTGTTCAACAATAACAGGTTCTACTGCATAGTCTACAAATTCAGATATTAATTTCATTTATTACTCCTAATATTTCTTCCTTTGAGATGTTCTCTTCACCCATTTGTTTGATTACATTCTTTATATTCTTCATCTCTTTTTCTGCTTTCTTCATGTTAATGTATGGGTCACCCATACTTAAACCATCGATATACACATGAATTTTGCCTCGTTTATCTTCACCGAAGCGTATATCAACTGTTCGACCACCTACTTTTTCAGTGGTCTTTTTGACTTCTTTCTGATCACGAGGAAGTTTAAACTTTGCCTCATTAAGAGTCTTCGTTATTTCTTTCCAAGTTTTCTTCATTCGCCCAATCTACTGACATTTCAACTCTTTTCATGTCTACTATTTCAGCAGCCTTTTGTTTTATGCCTTGATTTATACTATCTTTGGCATCTTGTAGTTTACCAGATTCAATCTGGTCTACTATGTCTTTACTTATATCTGACATTAGAATTCATCTCCTTCATCTTCTTCTCCACCGCCCTCGTTTTCGATTTGTGCCATTATATTATTGATTTCATCATCACTCATATGTAGCACATTTCTGAAAACATATTCTTTAGAGAAGTATGTTCCAACATAAGACTCCGCTTGTGAGAGTAGGTCAAACCTTTCTCTGATAATCTCTCCTTCTTTTAATTCGCTGAAGTGATTATCTGTCGCAAAATCATAATGTATAAAGTCCTTAAATGCATCAAACTCTTCACCAGAGACGATGTTTTTAAGAACTAATTGTGTTCTTAAAATATCTGTAAATACCTTAGAGAACTTTGTTTGAAGTCTCTTGATAAACTTATTAAATTTAAGTTCATCTCTAGATATTTCAGATGCCCTACCCATATTAAAACCATTATCTGCTTCTAATCTTGAACTAGGCACATTGAGAGAACGATATAGTTTCTTCTTAAAGTATTCTATATCTTCTATCTCTGCAAGATTCTGACCACCTGGAAGAGTTGTAATCTCTGTTCCTCGACCACCCTCTCTTCGTGGTAACCAAAAATCTTCTAACATAGACATATGGCGTCTATCATCTTTGATTTCGCCTGTGTCTGCGTTATAAACAAGTTTATTTCTATACTTGTTCATGACATCGGCAAGATATTGTTCTGCCTTTGCCTTTGGTAAGTTACCTACATCAATATAGAAGATTCTTCTTTCTGGTGCTCTAGATATTCTGTAGATCACCAGTGCATCTTCCATCATTGATAACTGATTTGCAGTCTTCAATGCTTTATGCAAATAACCTATGACTACATTTTTTGTGTAGTCTAACATACCAGAAGTAGTATAACTAATAGCTTCTGGCGCTATCTTGGCAGATTGTCCTTCATTGGCACTGCCTTTTAAGAAACCTTTATCATTGAAGACATAAAATTCTTCAATTTTCTTTATTATGTCAATATTTGTTTTCTTGTCTTTATCCTTTTCAACATTTCTGACCTTTTTAATTTTCATAGGGTCAATGTTTCTAAGGTCGACTAAACCTTGTTGTGGTCTACTGCTGTCTACGATTTTATGGAAGTAGATTCTTCCGTCTACATACCATTTTCTGAATAGTTCATGTGCGTTTTGATGAAACTTCATCAAAGAAAGGATAGTTTTGAATTCGTCATGCATCTTCTCTTTGATGCTGTCTGACAATTCGATGTCTGCTAAATCAAGTGAGACAATCCTATCCTTAGTATCTGAAACTATACACTCATTTACTATATCATCGATAGCAATATCACACTCAGGTACTAAAGATGTTTCACGGTATCTTTGAATAAGTTGAACCTCATTCTTGATACCGCCTTCCATATCAACATAGGAACCATATGCTCCACCTGATATGAATCCGCCTGGCGATTGTTGAATAATGGGAGTTCCATCATCCTCTACAGGCGCTACAAAAGAAGTCGCTGACTTCTTCTGCACATCTTTTACTCGTAATTCTTCTTTTTTACGAGTTATTTCAAACCCAAAAATTTCCATAATAATATTTATAACACCCTAAATGGGGTGCTATTCACTTTTTTAAACGACTCTGTTCCAGTGTGAGTATTGGAATTCAACATCAAATGTCTCCAATGCATCGACTGTCTCGTAAGATAAGTCAATCGCACCAATACTGGTCGGAAACATGTTAAAGAATTCGTATCTCGCAAGAACGGTATCGTCTTTGTTTAATTGTTCGACAAATGCTCTGTCTACTAAGTAGTCTAATGATGTGATACCCTCTCCAGAATCTAGTTCTTGAATATCTGTTTGCCATGCTTCTAAAGCACTTCTGCTTGAGAATTCTACATCATTAATGATTGTCACTGTCCAAGGTTCAAAGGTTCTGTCTCCTGCTAATTTAAGAGTATGTCCTCTGAACTGTTGTTCTACAACACCTACGGTAGCAGCTGGTATTTGCGCTGACTGACATAAGAATTCAATCTTGTTGCCAGACCTTGGTATAAAAACTCTGAAACGGTTTGCTCTTGGGCCACCGCCGAGTAATTGTGCTTTAAATTGGTCTATACTTGCCATTGTGCTTTACTCCTTAAACTGCTCCGTATATTTCGTCAAACTCTACGCCACTTCTAGTTGCGACAAAGTTCAGTGTTATAAAGTTAATTGATCTTGCAGGTTTCACAAAGATAGAACATACAAATTCGTTTCTATCTATGACTGAATCAGTGTTGTTTGTTTCGTCACAAACTACTGAGAAATCTATAAGACCTCTTCTATTTTTTACATCTCTTAGGAAAGGTTCTACAGCAGCTCTAAATTGTGCTCTTGTGAATGCATCGTTGTATTCAAAGAGTTGTGCTTTAGCGGCTGTTGATATTGCTTTCTCTAAGACAATGAATAATCTTCTTACATTTATTCTATCAAATGCACTTGGTGAAGTCAATCCAGTTTTGTCACCGAATAAGACGGTGCCTTGACCTGGGAAAGTCACTATTGGATTGATTCTTGCACGATATAAATCATCTCTAGATGCTTTCTTAGGGTTGAAAGCTAACTTAGTTATTCCTAGATATTGACCTCTACTGAAACCAGCAGGTGAGAACCATGGGTCTTGAAGTAAATCACTTCTCGCCATGATACCAGCTGTATGTGCGTTTCCTGGAATATAACAATATTTGTCATTGTATTTTTCGTATTGATATGTCCAACCACTGTCAATCACTAAGTATGAACTTGATGTGACTGAAGCAAAGTCGGATATAACATTACTTGATTGTGTTGATTCAGATGATACACCTACTACTGATGCTCTTCTAGGTGATGCAACTACTAACATATCTTTTCTTGCCTCTGCAATAACTACTGCGTTATTGACTAGACTATTGTGATCTGCGAGTAAGTCTTGTTCTGTTCCTGAACCATTGTCTGTTCTTGTTGAACCTACTATCAAGAAGGAAGCATTAAACAATTCGTTATCTTGAAAATGTTTTTGCCAAGCAGCTATTTTTTGTGATGCTGTTGGTTGTCTTCCGTTTTGTCCGCCTGATAGGGAACTGTTCTCTGGTAATGATGGTCTACTAAATGCTGAACTTACTGCTTGTGCAAGTGTTCTGTTTTCTGTTGCACTTGACAACATAGTTGTAGCGTGACCTGACCAGTATATATAATTTGATTCTCTTTCGATTACATCTTTATAGTAATTACTATTACCAACGCTGTCTTTAGCATCTGAAGCTAATGATACGAAACCGAATGTTTCTAGAACCTCATTTTTTGTTCCTGTTATAAGTCCATCTTCGTCTTGAACAACAATATGTATTTCATCATTTGATGCGCCAGCTGCTGTAGCAACTGCTGAAGTTCCTGGTGCCTTATCAAATAATTGGAAATGTTCCCAATTTCTATCTACTTGTTCGTTATCAACAACTGCTGTTGTCAAACCAGTTCCTGCTGGTTCTCCGAGTGCCTCGATTGATAATGTGTTAGTAGATATATTTGTCACTCTGTATAGAGTGCTATGGTTTTGGAACTTAATGATGTCTCTAACTAAGTAAGCGTTACCAGCGTCAACTGTCACAGTTGTTGAACCAACTGCGTGACCTGAACCGTTATTAATTAGATTTACATTGTCATTGAAGTATGCGTTTGAAGATGCACAAACAGAAACTTTAAGTGAGTTTCCTAATGCGCCGGCATATCTTGATACAAACTTACCAACTGTGCCTGCTTGAGCACCGCCTTTGTATGTATTGACATAATCATCTGCGTTTTTTAGTAAAGAGGATGAGTTACCGCCTGCGTTTGCACTGAATAAGTTAGTTGTAGCTATTCTAACAACACTTAAACTAGAGCCATATCTCAAAAAAGATTCTGCTGAATAGAAGTCTTCTGCACCAGCGTCTGAATTAGCTGGTTGGTAAAACTCATCAACTAGCCCTTGACCGTCTGAAACTGTTTTTACTTCATCAACAGGTCCCCATTGAAATACACCAGCAAATGCGCCTCGTGTAGAGGAAACTGCTGGAACAACATTCGATAAGTCAATCTCCTTGACCTGAACGCCTGGTGAAACTTGAAATGCCATGTTTTTCTCCTGTTAATGTAAAATTGTTTACACTTTTATTTATATTATTATTTAGTCTAACAGTGATTTAGAGAACCATCTATCTCCGTCTTTATCGACAAAAGATTCATTCCCCTCTTGTTGACCAAATATACCTGCTGGTAACATATCGTCTTCGATCATCTTTTGTTGTTCTGCATACAACAAATCTTTAACAGCAGTATCCGTTAAGTTTGTAAAGTAGTCTGTTGTGACAAACCATGAAAAAAGAACACAATTCATTACCATGTCATCATGATAACCTCTATCTGCCTCAAATGAATTACCTTTATTTACAAAAGTCATCATCTCAGTAATAGTCGGTCTATCTATAACAGCTAATCTGTTTTCTTCCATTAGTTCTTTTAAAGTCGAACAACCTACTCTTTTTATTTTTCTACTCATAGTTATACCGATATCTGTTGATTTCGTCATACCTTGCACGAAAACATTTGGATATTCGATATCATAATGTAATTGTGTTGCAACCATAGAACCCTCTGCATTGTTTTCTATTATGACTAATGATTCATTATATGGTTTACAATACTTATTTATTAAATCTGGAAAGAGCATAGGCGATATCATGTTATCTCTGAATGTGCAAACCTGTTTAAAGGGTTTAGAAGTCACATCGAAGATACTAAAAGTAGAATAGTCTATACCTCTTCCTTGTGATACATCGACTGTGGTGATGTATGTGTGACCTGTTATAGGTCTTTCATATACATTTACATTATCTTTTCGCCAATCGGGGTCTATCGCCCTTAAACCTAATAATGTATCTGCATTGATAAGAGTATTACCAGTTCCTAAGAAACTATTACCATACTCTTGTTCAAACTGTGCATCTGATGTATTTGCAATGGTCATCTTCTTCCATTCTTCATCTCGACCTGGCACATCAAACCAGTTGATTAGAAAACTTTTATACTCTGAGTTACCATGCACTGCGCTTTCATATATCTTATGAAACATATTACCCACACCATTTGCAGTAGATGTTATAATAACTTTAGAATCTTTACCTGATGTGATTACAGGATATGTTGCAGTATAAAATGTTTCTGCATCTTCTACGAATGCAAACTCATCAAGATATAACATGTTGATTGACATACCACGAATCGAACTTGATGATGTAGCGGCCGCCACAAGTTTACTATCATTACCAAACTCTATATTACCTTTATTCAGTATCTTTACGCCTGGTTGTAAGAAGAATGGAACGGTTTCCAACATGGTTACAATACGAGATACCATCTCTCTAGCAATCGCACCTTTGTTCGCCAGAATCGCAACGGTGACTTCTGGTGTGAATAGGAGATACCATAGTAGATATGCACAAGATGTTATTGATTTACCAGACTGGCGAGCAGCTAATACTACACTAAATCTATTATCGTTAAAATGATTGATTAATTTCTCTTGATATCCTCGAAGATTAAAAGGCACAAGTCCTTCATCTAGAGATATAATCTGAGTATATTTTTCTATAAAATGTGTAGGGTCACTAGAACACTTTTGATATTCTGCAATCTGTTCTTCGGTGTATTGTGTTTCTACACCTGCTCTTTTGATTAGATTATTACCTAGATAACCCTCATTTTTTGGTTGAACCATATTTAATCTTTATTCTTTTTGAGAAACTTCTGCAACTCTGATGTTGAACCCACATATAAGTGGTTATGTTGTGTGCCTACTTTTTGTTCTTCATCTTCTAGTTTTTTTAATTTACTTTGTAAGTCAATAAGTTTCTCTGCTGTTTCTCCTACAGTTTTAATTAATTGACCTGCAACTTCGTAAGCTCTAGGGTGTTCTGTTTCTTTTGATAACTGTAAAATACCATCGATTGCATCTTGACCTCTTTCTACTAAACCATAGAGATTTTCTCTTGCATATCTATAATCAGTTTCAATATTTTCTGATCTTTCAGGAACTTTTACTATTTCTGTTTTTTTCTTAATATCAGATTCGATATTTAGTATATCATCTAATTGTTGATCTATTTCTTTTGCCATAATTAACTTGCATCTTCGGTCTGATTCTCACTAAATGTATCTTCAGCACCATCATCGTAAAATTTCACATTCTCTGCAACTACAAATGTATCTGTTGGGTCAACAGAACCTACAAACTTCAATGTAGTATTTGCAGGTATTGTTATTGCACTACTTACTACAATAGACAATTTATTACTAGCTATACTAGAGATAGTCGGATTCGTTGTTAAGTTTGTTCCGAACACTTCGTTGCCTACTGCTATCTTAGTATTTATTGCAGTATCAAAAGTAACCGTGGTCGAACTAGATACTGCATTTGCAACTTCACCAAATGCAGGTTCGTAATGTTTTACTTCTTTAATTAGACCTGAACTATTGATTTGTGTTGTCGTAAATCCTGGGTCTGTTGTAAATTCTCCACTTGGTATGTAAGTTCTTTCGATAACATTCTTAATCATTCTGCCAGTGTAAATAGGTCCGAAGAAGTATGTTTTCATTTGAAAATCAAGAGTATATTCTATAATTCTTCTATCTTCAAAACTGCCCTCATATTCATCTGAGAAAGATACACCATTTAAAACTATAGGCACATCTCTGTTATCGGGTATGCCATCAACCATTTTCATTGTGACTGTATATTCTGGTTGAAAATATGGTATAATTTGTTCTACTATTTGCAATGCTTCATTCATATTTTTTGCAAGAATAGAAAGTGTAAAGTTTAAATTATATGGCGCAGGTGCGTATTGAAACCCTCTTTTACCATCTGATTCATATTGATTCTTGACTGATCTGATTAATTTATTTTGTTGTCTCTGTGCATCGTATTCAAAACCTGTAAGTTCAAATGCCATACGAGGCAGTGTAATCGCACTTCTATTTCTATCTGATAGATTAGGTTCTTCTGCAAGTCTATCTAAAAACTTTTGTTTAGGGCCATAGGATATAGGAACTCTAAATTGAGACAATACGGTGCCATCAGATTTAACTTTTTTTACATCCACATTATTAAACATTGTGCCAAAAACAGACACACATCGTTTAATAGTTTCATTATAGAAATATGTTCCAAACATTATGCGTTCTCTTCGATATACTCTTTTATTTTGCCAACTGTATCTAGACTCTCTGCATCTTCATCTGGTATTTGTATATCAAATTGATTTTCAAATTCCATTATTAATTCTACAGTATGCAAAGAATCTGCACCTAAGTCATCTATAATATGTTTATCATCTGTCACTTCTGACAAATCAAGACCTAAATGGTCTGCAATTATTTTCTCTATCATTATGGTTCTCCAAATGGATTTACTTCACTCAGATCAAGATAATTAGAATCTTGGTCTTCAAAGTCTTTGTTTTGAGCAGATGCATCATTACTAAACACCATTCTATCATCAATAGAGTTTATAGTATATTGTGCTGTTGATGTGGCACCCACTAACACATCAGTTGTTGCAAGTGTCGTAGTGACATCTTTAATTGTAAGTTTACTTGTAATATTATTCCACGCAACAACTTCACCAACAACAGTTCCACTCTTAGTTATATTTTCATTCACAACATAATTTTGACCGTTACCACTAGCCATTGTCATAACAGTTGTATATGCTTGTTCATCTTCGATAAGATCGATATCACCGATACCTGTATCAAAGTCTTCTTGACTGTATTCAAACAATTCACATTGTAATTTAAACACAAATAGTTTACCCACTTGATAAAATGGGTCTTCATGTTCTACGAATTTGATTTCAAACATAGAACCTGATAATGGGAAGTAAATTAAATCTCCTTCATTAGGTCTGAATGATGTTGCAAGATTATCATCTAAAGATATGAATCTTTCCCATGTTCTTAATGATATGATAAATGTCGCTTGGTCTCTGATTTGAACACCAAACTTAGACATGAGATCACCCTCACCCTCGAAACCATCGGTGTTCTCAATATACATTTCAACTTGATAAGAATCACCAAATTTAGATTGCACATCTTCATTTAAGATTGAATCTTCTTCGATTACTTCTCTAGGCAGATAAAAGACATTATGCCCATACATGCGTAGGGCTTCAACAACTAAATCTTCGTATAGATGTTGTTCTGTCTGGACTGCATGATTAAAAAATACATTTGTTGGCATATCACTATCCTATCATGTCCATAGGTAACATGTCATGATTAAGTCTCGCTTCCTCTTCTAGTCTTGTTATTTCTTCCTGTGCTTCTGTTTTTAATTGTTGTCCATCAAGTGTCACACCACCAGGTAATGCGATACCTTGAAACTTAGATAGGTTTTCACCCCATTGATATTTGACTTTTGCAGTTGCATATTTTTTCAACCACATATCATTATAGATATCTGTAAAGTCTGTAGGGTCAAGTTTTCTATAACACTCTATAATTATAAACTCGTTGTTGTTTATCATGTCTACATCCATATCTAAGTATAATCTATTTTGGTGTTGATTAAATCTGATAGGTTGTCGACCAACTAGAATGTTATCTAGTAATCTTATGTGTTGTTGCACCATTTCGTAATATAATACATTTGTTGCAGTTAAATCATATAAGTCATTGAGTCTTAATTGATATCTTAAATCAAACATATTTAAGTTATGTTTATCATTAAAAGGAAAGATATTCATAACTGCCATTACAAAATCAGGCAATACTACATAATTTTGTTGTTGTTTAAATTGTTCGTCTGTATATGCATGTGTTCCAGCGGCTGTCTCTGTAAATGATTCATCAGTCTTCATTGTTGTAATTTTTGAATCAGTAATCTGATGTTTGAGATACATCTTCATAGAACCCTCATAATGATACTGGTGAAAGTATTGTAGCGCTTCGTCTATTCTATCATCAAACTGGTCATCATCGACATTGATTTCTAGAACAGGTGCACCAAGAGCTCTCTTGATGTATGCTTTTAATGTTGCTTTGCTATTTGGTGATGCCATAGTAATATTCCTGTCTAATATTACTATTTATGTGAAATCTATTCTTGAAAATAAGTTCTTTGTTGAAGTCTATCTATTTTTTCATCTATCTTATCTATAGAGTCCATGAGTCTTTCGAAAGTCGCTTCCATACTTTCTCTGGTTACATAATCTTTGGCTATCTCTTCTCTTGTTTTATTGATAAGAATATCAAGTCTTTTTTGTTCACCAAGTATTGATCTCATCAAAAAACCTAATGGCAAAATGACTATTGTTAGAACAATGTTCCAAAGAACTTCGGGATTTACTGCTATTTCCATACAACTATTTAGTAAATAAAGTCGCCGTTTTCATCTACTTCCCACTCTAAATCATGATTTTTTATGTTCTGTCTTTCTCGTCCACCAGTCACATCCCAATTAAAAGAAATACTGTATCTATCTTTTTGAGTTAGATTAGGTTCGACCATATGCATGAGACCACTAGGAAAAAGATATAGATCACCAGTCTTTGGTCTAACTCCCCATGACTCCCATATTCTTGCCTGTGAAGAAGGAAAGTTTGAAACTATTTTATGGTCTGTATCAACCATTCTAAGATCACCCTCATCTCCTTCTGCTTGAATAAAGAATACACCTGAATAAAAACAACCATTATGTAAGTGTGGGGCGTTCCAAGCGCCTGGATAGTTAATGTTTGCCCATGAGTTATGCAACTCTATCTTTGCTGAATCTTTTTCGATTCCGAGAAAAGGAACAAGTTCATCTCTAAATTCTCTTTTAATTTGTCTTAATGCACGAATAAAAACAGGATTTTTATCTATACCATCTATTGATTGCCAACCATTTCTATTAGATATATTTCTACCTTTGGGGTCACGCTTTCTCATTGCATCAATTTCTTCTTTCAATGCAACCATATATTCTGGTGTAATCTCAGAACATTTATCTCTATCAAGATATTGTTTAGTTAAAACGAATGTTGGAAATAATAATTTAATCATCTTTTTCACTCTTATGAAAAGGACACTCAGGTGGTGGTTCATCTTCTTTATAGAACTGACCTTTCTCTTGCCAATATCCTTCTAGACGATAAGGACCCATTTTACCGTCTTTCTTCATGTCATCATATTTAGTTCGACCCATTTCATCCATTGTTGGCATATCATCATGTGCAGTATACTTACTTCTATTATCGTGCCAAGTTTGTGAATCTTTCAATTGATATGTTGCAACCCATTCTTCCCTTTTGTAAGGTATTATTTGAACTAATGGTGTGCCTTTCTTAATTACAAATGAATGGTCTACTTTTGGATAAAAAATTATTTGTGAGTTATCATAATTAGTATTAAACTTATCTGTATCAATTATTCCATGCCATGTAGAAAAGAATTTGTTTTGATGTAAAAATGGGTCAACATAAAAACAAGAATATCCTGGCGGTGTTTTAATATTCCAGGCACTTCTCATTTTAAATGCATCTCTAACTGGATTATCACCACCTAGATATTCAAATGTATGGTCTACTTGATCTGCTGGGTGTGATGGCGAATTGTAATTGCCTTTCTCATCTTTAGTTATATAACTAGAACTGTTTTCTGAAAATCTATCAGCGCCTACTAAAACTTGCATATCTCTATTTGCAGTTATAAACCATCCTGATTTTGTCCAGTCATGCATAGCTGGACATGCACGAATAGTCTGAGTAAACTTACCTCTAATAGATTGATTTACTTTCATTTTTTTCCACCAATCAGGTAATAAACTCTTTGCAAGAACTGGTTTAAAGTCTCTTAAACTATCTTCATTGAATGTTATAAAGTCTATTGTAGGCATGTTAATTCTACCTCGTCCCCTCTCAATACGATTGATCTTCTATCTGCATATCTAGCTCTTTCGTTAGGCGCATCTGCACCGTGTGGTATTCTTCCGTCAAACATAAGTAATCTATTTGGTTTAAAATCAACTTCTGCTATTTGATGATTTTCTATATGTTCATTTCTGCCTTCTAAACCTTGTTGATGTTCATTATAAAATCTCAATGTTCCGCCCCAATCATCATTCCAAAAAGTATTGTAATAGTATAGAAAAGATAAATTATAATCATCATCTTTGTCACAATCTGAATGTGTAGTTCCGTGTTGACCATATGTTTGTGAATTAGTTCCCATATATTGAAATCTTATCCAATCAAATCCAAAATCAGTTTTTATTTTATCATTCAAATATTTTGCCATATATGTATATTGTTTTGGAATATCTTCAATCATTTGACCATTTTTTGCAGTAAAGAAACTTGAACCCCAAAATTGATGGTGAGGCAAACCTGTTTTACTTTGACCTCTAACAGAATTTGTTTTAGACCATGTTGGCATATTTGTTATCTGTTGATTTAAAAAATGATGCAATGATTGTTCTAGATAATTGTCTATTACATATACTTTATCTAAAGGCAATTTATCAATATGAAAAGGTTTATCAACCTTAACTATTTCTAAAGAGTTCATTAGTCTATGAAAGCTTTTTGTGGTGGCGGTATTAGATTTGCATAATCTTCAAATGGTTTTAAAACATCTTCTCTAGTTGACTGTATTTCATTAGCAACATTGATGTATACATTCCAGACGGCATCATAATACTCTAATACTCTTCTTGCATCTGATCTTAAAGGGTGATTTGAACCCTCTCTGCCAGCCGCTATAACATCTATAGAATCTGTGAATCCATATGATTCAGATTGTTGATACACATAATCTTTACACATTTCATTTAGATTTTCTGAATATTGATTGTTTAGATTTACATTTTCTGGTGGTGCAGAATTTTCAATGTAAGTTTCTATTGCATCTATTTCAGTATCGTTTAGATTTACTTTCACTTGTTCATCAAAACAGACATTATCTTTCCATTCTAGTATTTTAACTTCTATGTCGTCATAGACTACAACATCGTATTCAAATCCTAATTCAGGTTTATCTGTATTTTCAAAGTTGTATTGTAATCCATTCGGTTTTCTAACAGTTAGAGTTCCGTTTTCATCGTATATAAACATATTCATAATAACTCCATTATATCTTAATTGTTATGTTTTGCCAATAGTTTTTCGTAAATATTTAGGTGTTGTATCTCAGATGTATCCATACCCTCAATCCAAGGTCCGCCTCTTGTGTAATGAACTGCAAGTGGTCTCCATACTTTATCTGTATATGCATGTCCTTCTGTAATTACAAACCATTCTGGTATTTCTGATATTGCATCAGTCCATTCAAATTGATGTAAGTATTTTCCTGTTTCTGTATTCACTACTTCTGGTGTTAGTTTTTTACAGTCTTCATGACCATTATTAAATATCATAAGCGAGGACCAAAGTTTCTTCGGATATGATACATTCTTTTCACCTGTAAATTTAGTTTCAGGATACTTATCAAAGTCGTATTGTATACATGCAACTGCATCATCAGGATTCATAAAGTAAAACATAGGTAAAATACTTCCGTCAAATAGAATATCATCATCTAAAAAGATACTAAATCCTTCATAGTTTTCTAAATGTGGTATTAAAAATCTACTATATGTAAATTCAGTAGATTGATTTGCATAGTCTCTAGTATACTCAGGTATCTTTGAAATGTCAAGAAACTTTATTTCTGGTCGCCATTTAGACATCGAACCATTGATATCACCTCCACCAAAACCATGATTTATACCTTTCTCTAAACATTTTTTACATAAGTCTGCAAGGTCTGTATGTCTTGAATCATAACCAACATATATGTTTAGTGGTTTACCTTTACATAACTTAGATACTTTTCTATTGAACTCATATACATTTTGTCTGAAAGATGTTTGAACTGATGCTTCGCAAGATATCTCTATGTAACCATTAGAATAATTAAACGATATATTCTTATGACCTTTTTTTGTAAATTCATTTTCTTTTACATCTTCTATCAGTTCTTCAATAGTATATTCTGGTGAATCTATAACATCAAACTCGTCCCAAATCCACATTGGCAATGTAGGGTCATCAAGTATTTCGAAGACACCTGATCTTACAGAACCTGGGTGTATTGCGAGTCTATATTTATCATTGTGTCCTTCATTTACTTTACCTTGAATAGGATTCCAAAGTCCTTCTTTTCTAATACTGTCAATCAACCAATGTGCCTTTGCAGAATGATAATAAGAAGAATTTAATGCATCTCTCTTTCTACCCTCATACTCATAGTCTACATTAGTAAAGTCACAATGATTACCTATTTCTTCATATTCATCATTAACATTTTTAAAGTCCATGCCAGATTTGCCTGGTTCTGGAAGTTCAGGTTTTTCAGTATACCCATAAGGCAAAAAATATTGATAAGTAAATGATTGTGATTGTAATTGATTCCAACCCCACATCTTACCGTCTTTAATAAGTTGTGCGATTTCACCCCATGTAGTTTTTTTGAGTTTAATACCTAAATGATCTTTCAACCACTTAAATGTTTTGTATGCATTTTCATCTTCGTATGGTTGATCTACTTCAAAACCACCTAAATGGTAATGAAAAAATTTATCCTTAGGTTCAGAAAATGTTTCTTTAACTTGTTCTAGAGTTTTTGATTTCATCATATAGTTTCATAATATTTATCCAGTTATAGGACTGCCTGGCCACGAACCTGCTGGGTCACCGTCCCACCTAATTACAGGCGTTCTGCCTTGTCTTGCATATGTAGACGGACTTCTGTGATTGTATGTAAAAGGTGTTCGACCTTGTCTTGCATAAGTCGATGGTGATCTATGGTTATAAGTCAACGGACTTCTATGTTGATATGTCAAAGGACTTCTATGTTGATATGTGCCAGGTTGTCTTGAATCTCTAATATTAGGTTCTTGTGCATTTGAAGCCACTTGATAGATTGCAGGTTGTCTTGCATCTCTAATATTAGGTTCTTGTTGGTTTCTAATAAACGGATTCTGTGCATTAACAATAGAAGGCTGTTGTTGGTCACGAATATTAGGTTCTTGTGCATTTGAAGCCACTTGATAAATCAATGGTTGTCTTGCATCTCTAATGTTCGGTTCTTGTCCAGCCCTTATAAAAGGATTTTGTGCATTGGCAATAGAAGGCTGTTGTTGGTCACGAATATTTGGTTGTTGTGCGTTTGAGGCAACTTGATATATAAGAGGTTGTCTCGCATCTCTAATATTAGGTTCCTGTTGGTCTCTAATAACAGGTTGTTGATTAGCTCTTATATTTGGTTCTTGTCCTGACCTGATATTTGGTTCCTGTGCATTTGAGGCCACTTGATAAATTAGTGGTTGTCTTGCATCTCTAATGTTTGGTTCTTGTTGCGATCTTATATTTGGTTCTTGTTGGTCTCTTATATTAGGTTGTTGTGCTGAACGAATATTTGGTTGTTGTGCATTGGAAGCCACTTGATAAATTAGTGGTTGTCTTGCATCTCTAATGTTTGGTTCTTGTGCATTTCTGATACTTGGTTCTTGAGCCGACCTGATATTTGGTTGTTGAGAAGACCTAATATTTGGTTCTTGTGCTGATACAGGATTTCTATATGTGAAAGGCGACCTGTGATTATATGTAAAAGGCAACTGATAACCAACAGGGTTTCTGTAACCGAATGGTGATCTATGATTATATGTAAACGGATTTCTGTATGTAAAGGGCGACTGAAATGTAAATGGTTGTTGTCCTGCTACAGGGTTTCTATATGTAAATGGATTTCTATATGAATATGTTTGTTGACCAGACACAGGTGACCTATAAGTGAAAGGGTTTCTTCCACTGTTTGGTTGTCTTGCGTTTGCTATTGTTGGTTGCTGTGCTGACGGCATAAACTATTTCGGTAAACCGCCCCCTGGATTCATATTTTCCATGTTATGCACTAACATACCATTAGCAAAGAAATTATGATTTTCATTTACTCCCGATAAGTTATATACTTGCATGTCTGTGTTTTCGTTTATAGAAATTATTTCTAATCCTACATCGTCTGTTCTGTCAAACATAATCGCATCTGTCATTGAGAATAAACTATCACCAACTTTAAGTTCATGAGAGTTTACGCCCTCCATCCAATCATGTTGTCTCTGACATTTTTCAACATCAAATGCTCCCCATTCTCCGTTAGTCATCATTAGTGGATGACTATCTGTGACTTGTAATATTCTTCCGTCTGATAACTCTACATCATATATAGAGTCTATTCTTGGTACCATCACATGATATATTGATTTTGGTTCTATTATCTTTGTGCTTTCGTTCCAAGTCATTATGTATTGTCCATTCACACAATGCTCGATAGGCGCATGACTGCCATCTCCTAACCAAATCATTGTGCCAGGTGCGAAACAACCGCCACCAAATGGTATCTGAATCGGATTTCTATGTTGATATGTAAACGGCGATTGAGATGTAAATGGTTGTTGTCCGTTTACAGGATTTCTATATGTAAATGGTGTTCTTCCTATAACTGGTTGTTGTCCATTTACAGGGTTTCTGTATGTAAATGGATTTCTTGCACTATTCGGTTGTCTTGCATTACTTGGTGATTGTGCTGACCTAATATTTGGTTCTTGTGCGTTTACAGGATTTCTATATCCTCTCGGCGTTCTTGCATTTCTGATATTAGGTTGTTGACCAGATACAGGTGATCTATAAGTGAAAGGCGATCTATGCTGATATGTAAACGGTGACCTATGGCCATAAGTAAGAGGCGATCTAAAGTTATAAGTAGACGGACTTCTATGTTGATATGTAAACGGCGCTTGATAACTTCTAGGGTCTTGATATATAGAAGGCGATCTATGTTGATATTCAAACGGACTTCTATGTTGATAAGTTGTAGGCGATCTATGTTGATAAGTTGCAGGTGACCTATGTTGATATGTAAACGGCGCTTGATAACTTCTAGGGTCTTGGTATATAGAAGGCGATCTATGTTGATATGTAAACGGTGACCTGTGTTGATAATTAGACGGACTTCTATGTTGATAAGTTGTAGGCGATCTATGTTGATATGTAAATGGCGCTTGATAACTTCTAGGGTCTTGATATATTGACGGACTTCTGTGTTGATATATTACAGGCGTTCTTAAATTATATGTAGACGGACTTCTATGCTGATATGTAAACGGACTTCTGTGTTGATATGTAAAAGGCGTTTGATAACTTCTAGGGTCTTGGTATATTGAAGGCGATCTATGTTGATAAATTATCGGTGTTCTTAAATTATATGTAGATGGACTTCTGTGTTGATAAGTTGCAGGCGACCTGTGATTATATGTGAAAGGTACCTGATAACTTCTCGGGTCTTGATATATTGACGGACTTCTGTGTTGATATGTAAAAGGCGTCTGATTACTTCTTATATTAGGTTCTTGTTGTGACCTTATATTGGGTTCTTGTTGGTCTCTAATTACAGGTTCTTGTGCATTCGCAATATAAGGATATGGTTGTTGGCCATTTCTAATAAAAGGATTTTGAGCGTTCGCAATATAAGGATAAGGCTGTTGAACGCTCTCCTGTCCTGATGCATTGTTCCAACCAGAAGGCGTTTTGATATAGATTTGATCTACATCTTTCCATGTGCCTGAAGCTGTTTTTACCCAAGCACCTCGGGTTGCTGACCAACCTGAAGGAGTTTTTACCTTTTGTGAACCTGTTGCCATGTTATATCCTAATTACTCTTATGAGTATAGTATCCATAAATCTCCAACTGCACCATCTGAACTACCAGGCGCTGAAGTTGATTGATATATGTTTCTCGCTACACCACCACTATTATTTGCGTATGATGTTGTAATTTGTGAGGCTCTAAAGTTTGCCTCTGAAAATGTTAAGTTACCAGTTGATGCACCAGTAAATGAACCAGTTCCTACTGTCACTCTATCTGCACTTTCATCCCAACCAATAAATACATTGTCTGAACTTCCTCTTTCAAAAACAAGACCCATATCGTTGCCTGGTGTGCCTGTTGTTCCAGTTCCTAATTCTATTAATCTATCTTCGATAGTTGTGTTTGTTGATGATGCAGTTGTTGTTGCACCATTAACAGTTAAATTACCTGTGACTGTTAAATCGTTTGTGACTGCTAAATCATTTCCTATTGTCACATCATCTGGTAATGAAATTGTGACACCTGCTGTTTCTGAACCAGAACCTGATACTGTAATTTCATTTGAGGTACCTGCTACAGTTGCAACATAGTTTCCTGTTGTATCTGTGCCTAGTGCAACTGAGTTAGCGGCGATAGTAGTTGATATTGATACATTGCCTTTTGCAGTCTGAGTTGCGGTACCTGTGACATCACCTGTCAATGCAAAGTCTGAGTTTGCAACTACGAAATCTAAATTACCATCTGTATCATCGTATGATACTGAGATACCTGTTTCGGTACCATCTAACATACCACCAACAAAGTCTTCTACATTTTCTTGTGTAAGTTGAGTATTGTTTGTTGATATTGAACCACCAAGTGATACTGCTGTGCCATCGATTGTTATTGAACTATTTGATAGTAATGAGTTACCAATAGAACCTGCAAGTTTGCCAGCGGCTATCGAACCTGCCAACATGGCATTTGTGACACCACCTGCTTTAACTTGTAATTGATCTGAACTTGTTTCTATTGAACTATCATCTACACCAACTGCAAGAGATACGGAACTTCCAAGTGATACTGAACCACCACCTGATAAACCGTCACCTGCTGTGACTGTGACTGCACTATTAGCGAGTTTGCCATTTGCGATTGAACCTGCTAACATAGCGTTTGTGACACCTGATGCCTTGATTCTTAATGCATCACTGTTTGTTTCTATAGAACTGTCATCTACGCCTACTGCAAGAACACCACTTGTTGCAGATAAACCATCACCTGCAATTGCAGTCACTACATCTGCGACTGCCTCTTTCTTAGAACTGTTATCGCCTGCATCTATAATAGCAATACTATCATTTGCAACATCTACGGCGGCCGCTGTTAGTTCGTTTAAATCTAATGCAAGTGATACTGCACCTGATGTGCCACCACCTGAGAGTCCGTTTCCTGCTGTGACTCCTGTAATATCGGCACTATTTGAGTTTGTTATTGTTAATGAATTAGCGGCGTCATCATATGATAATGATATACCAGTTCCTGCTGTTAGTAGTGCATTTACTCTGTCATCTACTCTTTCGTTTGTGTGATATAAATTAGATGAACCCTCTCCAACACTATCTGTATTGAGAGTTAAAGAACCACCTAATGAAACTGAACTACTGTTTAATGTTATTGCAGAGTTGGCTAATTCTGCGTTTGCAACACCACCGTCTTTGATTGTGACTGCGCCACTTGATACTGCAAAATTATCTGAACTAAATGATGCAACACCTTTGTTAGATGTAGTTGCATCTTCGGCTGAATATGTGACTGTGCCTGAACTTTCTGCAACATCGATTCCTTCTCCAGCACTGAATGTTATTGTTCCACCTAATGATGTTGCAGTCGAATTACTGCCATCGGTAACTGTGATTGATGAGTTTGCAAGTTTAGAGTTCGCAATCGAACCACCTAACATTGCATTTGTGACACCTGATGCTTTTACTTGAAGTGTATCAGAAGAAATCTCTATTGAACTATCATCTACTTGAACATTAAGTGTGACATCTCCTGATGTGCCACCACCTGTCAAACCACTTCCTGCAACGACAGATGATATATCTCCTGTTTCTGATATACTTAATACACCACTAGATGCATTTAATCCTGAACCTGCCATGGCAGATACTAAATCTGCAATCGTTTCTTTTTTACTTGCGTTTGAATCGTTAGCATCTATTAATACGACACTATCGTTTGCGACATCAACTGTAGCCGCTGTTAATTCGTTCAGATCAAGAGCAAGTGATAATGCACCTGATGTGCCACCACCTGATAATCCATTTCCTGCTGTGACACCTGTAATGTCACCTACTTGTCCGTTAATTGTTAGGGTTCCAGCGGCGTCATCATATGATAACGATATACCTGTTCCCGCTGTTAAGAGAGTATTTACTTGGTCATCAATAACTTCTAGAGCTGCTGTGGAAAAAGCAGCTGCTGTCAAGTCACCTGAACTGTCGATGACTTCCGTAGAACCAATACTAAGTCCGTTTTTGATTCTAAAATTTTGAGCTGCCATTAAAAGGTTCCTCCATCTATAGTCGAGCTGTCTAATCTAGTATCAAATCTAGAATTTGTAAAATAGAGATTTGATGAGCCTTCTGAGAGATTATCTGTATCTAAATTAGACACTGCGTTAGAAACCACTTTACCATTATTATCAATGACATCTGTTGTTCCGACAGAAACTCCATACTCTACTCTAAATTTTTTAGTGTCAGCCATATTGTCCTTATATAAGTTTGTGTTATAACACCTTTATTTATGAATGTTTTATGTTTAAAAAAAGAAAAAGGGGGAGAACTCCCCCTTTTTTTAAGCGTCTATTAAAGTTCTATCGAATTTGATTACTGTTGAATCTGAACTCGCTGGAGTGCATCGTAATCTAACATCTGAACCACTAATGTCTGCATCAAATGTAGCTAATGTTGCATCTAGTAATGTGCCGTATTGTGTAATATCAACACTGGTACCATCATGCACCATCATAATTTCAGTCGAATGGAAATTAGTTCCTTTAGACATTGCAACGATATATCTAGCTGCTCTAAAATCTGCTTTCGCAAAAGTATCTAAATTGAATTGAGTTGTAGCAGTTTTAGTCACTGCATCTCGTTTCTTATCTTTAGTACCCACTGATTTTGTAGTAGATATGATATCATTCGTTGAATCATATTCAATATGACGGATAAGTTCAGCCAATTTAAAAGATTTAGTTATTGCCATTTCTTACCCCCTATGTATGTCTAATTTGAAATGTATCAATTGTTGTATTCGTATTTGCAGGTGTGACAAGTAATCTCATATTACCTGAATTTATATCTGCACTTAAAGAAAATAACGATGAGTTTGAAAAAACATCACCGTATTGAACAAAGAATGCATTTGAACCGTCATTAACTAACAATACTTCAGCGGCGTGTGTGCCAGCTGAGGCATGTGTAGCACTAATGACATATTTTACTGTTTTATTTGCTACTGCATTTGACGACAATACTTGGTTTGCTGTTGTTGCTGAAAATGATGTTGCTGTGTAAGCGCCTTGAACTAAATCTGTAGCGTTTACGGCAACTACTTCTAAAACATCACCATTAATTGCGTTCTGAGCCAAAGTGATAGTTGATGTATTTGTGGCAGTATAATCTGTTCCACCATCAACAAGTTTGACACCATTTAAGTATACTTGTTCTGTCCCTATATTGTATGCTAATGAATTACTATCATCATCATTACCTGTAAAAACAGTTGTATTACTTGATACAGTGTATTTAAAAACTGTTGTTGCACCACCTGATGTGGCACTTCCAAAAGTTAAACTTCCAGAACCATCTGTTTTTAAAACTTGACCATCTGAGCCATCACTTGTTGGAAAAGAGTAAGCGCCATTAATAGTTAAAGTAGTAGGAATAGTTCCGACTTCAACAATAGCTGCTGAGCCGTCATTTTTCTCAGTATATAAACGACCATGATAGGTGTTTACTGCGAGTTCCCCTAAACTTAAATCAGAAGTTGTAGGGACATCGTTCTGAGTAGAACTCCTTTTTAACTGTATGACTGTTGCCATCTTTCCCTCCTATTGGTTAAGCGTTAATTAAAATGTTCCGCCGTCAATAGCAGTGATTGATACTGCACCAGATGATACTGTAAAGTTTGCAGATGCGAATGAAGCAATACCTTTATTAGTAGTAGTTGCATCTTCACCAGCGATAGTTATGCTACCAGCGCCGTTAGTCACATCGATACCCTCACCAGCAGAGATTGTTCCTAATTGCATGTCACCATTTGAAGAATGACCCATTAGAATCTGACCATTTGTTGGTGCAGAACCATCAATACTTGTGATTGAACCTGAGAGTGCAAGACCTGATGCTTCTAATCCACCAAATACTGCGCCAAGGGCGGTACCTGAGAATGTTGAAGAAGAATCTGTCGCACTTCCCAATGCTATGAATTTACCTGTTGAATCATCGAAACCGAAGAAACCAACTTTTGCACCTGATGAGTTATACTTAAATTTAATACCTCTGTCTAGGTTGTCATCTGAACTGTCATCGCCAATTTCAAAAACAGGGTCAGCGATTGACACTGTAGTTGAATTAACAGTAGTAGTTGTTCCACTTACTGTCAAGTTACCAGCGATTGTGACATTATCAGGTAACCCGATTGTGACGGTGTTTCCTGAACCTGCTGTTGTTATCTCGTTTGCTGTTCCAGCGAATGTTAATGTTTCACTGTCTAGATCAATTGCTAATGCGCCACCTGAATCTGCTTGAAAGTCCAAGTCTTGTGCTGTAATTAAAGACTGAATTTTGTCTTGAACGGCCGCTGATGTCATGATAGATACATCATCGTCACTAAAAGATTCACCTGATGTTTGAACCATTGCACCTGCCAATGAACCAAATACAACTGCACTAGCAGCTAATTGGTCTGCGCCTACGGCGTCATCGGCTATCATTGCTTGTTCTACAGCATCGTTAGCGATTGTTAATGCTCCGTTTGCAGCTAAAGTTGCATCTCCTGATACTGAAACATTATCAAATGAATTTGAACCATCATGAACAAGTATTTGTCCTGATGATGCAGATGATATGTCTGTATCTGATGCGCCTGCAATCGAACTTGTAGTAGATACGAATGATAATACTCCTGAACCGTTAGTACCTAAAACCTGACCGTTTGAACCATCTGAACTAGGTAATGTTAATGTTATATTACTACCTATTGTGTCTGGTGCTTTAAGACCTACGAAGTTTGTTCCGTTATCGGAATCTTCCATAATTTTTAAAGTACCGCCAGATGATGACCCATTACCAACTAAGAAGTCGGCAGGTGTAGCACTTGAACCATCTATGATATCGGTGTAATATTTACCACCAACTTCATGAATAACTGCTGAACCACCTGAGTCTACAGATTCTATGTATAACTTAGCAGAAGCACCACTATTCGATCTATCTTGCACATACGCTAATTCGCCCTCAGCAAGATCACTTACTGCTGGCGCACTCGCTCCTGTGCTTCTTTTGATTTGAATTACTGTTGCCATTTCTTTCTCCTAAGAAAATAGTTTTTTTAAAATTTTAAAATTTCTCTTCACTATCGAGAACATTATATACCAATCCACTCACTATGTGGGTCGTGTCTCAATGAATGACACCTTGATTGTTGTTTAATTATTTATACGACTAGAATGTTCCACCATCAATAACAGTGGTTGTTTTCCACTTGTCTGATGCTTGGTCGTATTGAAGAAGGCCTTTATTTGTTTCGGCTGCCTCTACATCTGAAAGTTCTTGAATTGATTTTGTTGCGAGATTTACAGAAGATGCACCAATAGAAACTTGTTTCGCTCTAACATTTGGGTTTGCGACTATTCTTGCCTTTACTGTTGCCATTATCGGGTTACTCCTGGTGTGACTATTGCTTGTCCTTCGACAACTCTTGTTTTATCTCCTGCACCGCTTGTAATATTTAGATCATAAACATACCTGCCAGCATCTAGAGCTGCTGTGACTGAATCTGTCAACTGCATAACTACTTGACCATTTGCACCATTATGAGATGTTGAAAATGTTGCAGATGCGTTTGTAGAACCGTAAGTCTTTCTCATTTGAGCGGCTATCGTATAACCTGTTAAATCTAATGCATTACCTAATGCATTTTGAACATCAACAGTCAATGAGAAATCACTTCCTTGGTCTATGAATATATTACTTATGATTGCCATATAACTATTTATATATTTTAATCGCTAAATTGTGCAGTAGGTACCGATTGATGTATTTTTTCTACTGTCGAACTATCTTTTTTCACAAATACTTGACTTACTTTCGATACACCTTGTGCTTGTTTCTTAAATACACCTTTAACTTTTGCTACTTGTTGTATAGGTCTAGTTGTAATATATGGTTGTTGATATATAAACGGACTTCTATACCCATATGGTAATGTATATGGTTGTTGAGTATTAGCAGATGTTTGTGCGTTTCTTATAAAAGGACTTTGTGCATTCGAAGGATTCCTATAAGTTGACGGCGATCTATGTTGATACTGTATAGGACTTCTATGATTATAAAAAGTCGGTGATCTATGTTGATAGATTACTGGTTGTCTAGAATCTCTGATATTAGGTTCTTGTTGGTCTCTTATATTTGGTTCTTGTGCATTTCTAATATGTGGATTTTGTCTTTCAGCAGGTTGTCTTCCGATATATGGACTTTGTGCATTTTTAATTACAGGTTCTTGATACGCAACAGGATTTCTGTAGAATGCAGGTTGTTGTTGAGCTCTCTCGTTAGGTTGTTGAGCATCTGCGATATACGGATATGGTTGTTGTTGACTTCTAATAAAAGGATTTGCTTTATTTCTAATAAAAGGATTCTGCACACTGTAAGTTGACGGTGATCTATGTTGATACGAAGATGGTTGTCTTGCATTTCTGATATGTGGATTTTGCACATCATAAGATGCAGGTTGTCTTGCAATTATCGGAGTTGTAAACTGATATGCTACGCCCATTGCTTATTCTCCCTCTTCCTCGTCATCATTATTAGATTCAGCACTGGCACCAACTGCAAAAACAATTAGTAAATCACATTTATGTTCTACATTTGTGTCTAAATCTTTTATCATAAATTCTAAAATAGTTGATGAACCCCTATTATCAGCTGCGGAACCCTCACTTCCGTTAGTATCAACAGTAGTGCTATAACCTATTTCAAGTCCGTGGGTGCCTAGATTTTGATATGAAGTTGTTATTCCAGTCACACCAGTCGGAACTCCTAAAGCATGTTTTCTAGTAGTGGTCTCATCTGGATTACCATCATTGGTAGTTACCGAAGTCACACCAGTGGTTGTTCGTGGCCATTGCTCTGGTGTGCCTAAGCATCCCATATCACTTGCTAGTTCAGCATAATTAGATGCATCTGGAGTATATCCCTTACTGGCAAGTTGACCATTCCATTGTGAGACATTTAAACTGTAAGGAGATGCTGTCGGGTTTGCATAATTAACTTTTACTTGAGCTCTTGAAGCTCCTATATTTGTAAGTTTAAATATTTGAGAAAAAGAAGAAGTTCCTATATCACTGGTTGTATAACTAAATGAACTAGATGCTGATGATGACATATTACCTATTCTAGAATGATGTGGTGTCGTATTTGATAAAGTATCAACTGAACTAGCCTCTCTTACAAGAATTTCAACATCATTAGTATTTGTATATTGAACTTTAAATTCAAATCCAGCACCTGCTACGGCAGTTGAACCAGAGGCACTTGTATCTAAATCAAATCCACCATCAATACCAATAATACTTGAAGCTCCTTGTTGTCTTATTGAATTGCCAGTGTTCGTATCATTTGGTATACCAGCACCTGTGCCAAATCCTGTTATAAGTTCTGATGCTCTTGCAATATATTCAACTTGACCTACTGTTAAAAATCCTGATGCAGGTTGTTGATGACTGTAAGTTGTTTGATATGAACCTATTGACGGACTTCTAAAGACATATGTAAATGGTGTTTGTGCGTTTCTTATAAACGGATTTTGTGCATTTGCAATCGATGGTGATCTATGACTATATGTGCTTGGACTTTGATGCTGATAGATAACTGGATTTCGACCTGTCGCCTGATATGAAGACGGACTTCTATGTTGATATATTATAGGGTGTCTGTATGCAACTGGACTTCGATAAGTTCCTGGTGATCTATGTTGATATGTTGAAGGCTGTCTTGCTTGATAACTTACCTGATAAATCGATGGTGATCTATGTGAATATTCAAATGGACTTCTATGGTTATAAGTCAACGGACTTCTATGTTGATATGTAAACGGAATCTGTTGCGCTCTAATATTAGGTTCTTGTTGTGACCTTATATTAGGTTCTTGTTGGTTTCTAATAAAAGGATTCTGTGTTGCTACAGGATTCTGATATGTTGACGGTGATCTATGAGCGTAAGTAGAAGGAACCTGATAGATTGCAGGAGTTCTTGCATCTCTCTGAGCAATTACTGGTTCTTGTGCGTTCTTTGATGCCCTAGCTATATAAGGTTGTTGAAAGGCCGCTGGGTGTTTGATAAAAATATCATCTGACATATCATTATATTAAGAAGAATAAATGACCAACATCTTTTCCTGAGCCACTTGGTAATCCGCCTGAGAGATCACTATCAGTAATTACACTATAATCAAGTTCGACATTATCACTATTAATCTTTACTCCGTTTTGTGTATTAACACTCAATGTTGTTCTGCCGTCTAGAGTTGTATCATCGCCTCCATCGGGATTGTCAACATATGCTTTAGCAAGTCCATTACCTGCAACGATAACATCATTTACTCTATCGTCTGTAAAGTATTTATTAGTTCCTTCAGAAGTAGAATCAGTGGTTGTAGAGTTGTTAGCAACTTGCAAATTACCAGAACCATCAAATGCTAAAATTTGTCCTGCACTAGGACTTCCTAATGAACCTACATCTGATAGTGCGGCTATACTAGCAGCTGCTATTCTGGCATCTGCTCTTGCATTTGTAAAGTAGAGATTACTTGAACCCTCTGTTATTGAATCTGTATTTGATATTGCAAAGTCTACTGTGCCATCACCATCATTATATGTGACTGTAATACCTGTTTCTGTATTACCAGTAAACATACCACCAACGGCATCTTGAGCTCTTTCATTTGTAAAATATAGATTAGATGAACCCTCTGATAAACTATCTGTGTTTGGCAATACTGCACTTACTCTTGCATCTGCTCTTGCGTTTGTAAAGTAGAGATTTGTATTTTCTGTTAAATTTGCAGTTGTATGATTTGATATACTTGAAACTGTTCCTGTTAAGGCGCCTGTTGCAACATCTAATACTGTTGTTGAACCATCCGCAGGAGATTTTATAGTTGATAATCTTACACTTGCATCTGTTCCGTTTGTGCCACTATCTAATATCGATTGACCACCACTTGATAAAACATCACCAGTTAAATTACCTGTTGCATTACCAACTAGATTACCAGTGAAAGTTGTTGAGTGAACATTTGACCATTTAAGTGTTGAAAGACCTAAAGTGTATGCATTGTTTGTATCTGGTCTTAGATTAGATGCGGCTTTACCTGTGAATGTAATTGTATCTGATGCGTTATCACCTAATGTTGTATTACCATTTACATTTAAGTTTGCTGTTAATGTAGTATTACCTGTGACTGCTAAATCGCCACCTATTGATGCATCATCGCTAACTGCTAAATCATCTGTTGATACTAAATGTTCTGCTTGAACTTGTCCTGAGAATGTTCCGTTTACTGCACTTGTTAATGAACCACTTGATAGTGATGCAACACTATCTGATATGATTGGTGCCTGAAACTTTTTACCTGCAACTGTAGTTATGATATCATCTTCTGCAAAAGTTTTACCTGCAAGTTGTAATGTAAATCCTGATTCTAATGTTGTGGTTGCAGACGAGTTATCACCGTTTAAGATAACACCATTTGCATTTATATTTTGTATTGTATTCTCAGCAGTTTTCTGGAAGAAAGATGATACATCACCTGTGATATTTGTTCCTATGAATGCACCTGTGAAAGAATAGATTGTTAGTTGATCACCAGCCGCCATCTGTTTTGATTGACCAGATGCATAGTCACCAATTAGTGTAATACCTGTATGTGAAGAACCTGACGGTAATGCGACCTGATAGTCGACATTCTCTCTTAAATGTTCTTCATTTTTAAATACTTGAACTTTCTCGTCTTTGTAGATAAGTGTATTATTAAATGCATCAGCACCACTAAAACTTGCATCACCAGCTGATACACCATTTTGACCTACTGCAAATACAAACTCTTGAAAGAAGAATTGTTTATCTTCTAATACATTAATTGCATCTACTAGTGTATCATTATTACCAGCTTTTAATGCATCACGAAGACCAGATACATCACCTACATCGAATGCAAGTTCGTTATAGGTCTTTCTAAAATCTTCTATTGTGCTGAAGTTGTCTACTGTTTTAGCCATGTAATTTCTCTATAATATCTTTCAATAAATCTTTTATTTCTGTTACCTCTTGTTTAAGAGTATTTATTTCAGAACGCTGAGCTTTCATAACTTCTCTGCGTTTCATCACTAATCTATAATGTTCAGTATTAGTATTTATTATAGCACTTGAAGTTTCATCTCTTATCAAGTCTATATGTCCTTCTACTTTACTATACTTACTCATTATGCTAATGCCATACATCTAAGTGCTGATACTAATGGCACGATAGATGTATTCTGTGCTTGTCCTACTATCTTAATCTGGAATGCTGTGAACTCTGCAAGACCATCTGCTGTATATTCATATTCTTTAAAGTTTCTAGCATCTTGTTCAAGTGCGATATCTGGTGAACCATCTGTGTTAAAGAATTCAAATCCTAAATCATCGATAGGTGTTGTTTCATCGTTCTTCAATATCTTGAACATGAATTTTAAATCTGTGTCTGGCGGTCTAAAGTTATCTGCAATAACTTTTATTGATGATGCAGGATTTTTCAATGCAACTTTTCTTGTTATATAAACAAACTCATTATTATCACCGTCTGGTTCTGTAGATGGTGTGTAAGCTCTTCCTGTTGATACATCGCCTGATACATCAATATCATTAATTCTATTCATGATACCTAATGCACCTATTGTGCCTGTATCTATGATTGGTGATATATTTGGATTTGCAGTTATTAATTGCAATCTACATTCTAATGATTTTGTTGTAGGTCCACCTGAAACTTCATTGACTTCATTAACAGATGATGCAATAACACTTGGTCTTTCAAAGAAGTTATTATCATTTAATGTTATAAAGTCATTTGTTGATCTCATGAGATATGCAGTGTCTAAACTTGATGATTCTGGAGAATTCATACCTGTTCTTCTTACACTCGGTATTAAATCACAATCTTTAAATGTTAATGATGGTATCATTGTATGTAATACATCGTAATATAAATTATTTGTCACAAATACACTGCTACCACCACCTATTGTAGATTGTATAGCGTTAGTATATGATAAATGGAAACTTGATAAATCAGGTGTCACGCAGAATGAATCTATATCGTAATGGTTTATACTATTGAATACTTGATTCAATGCTGATACAGGTAAACCACCTAGTGTATCACCTACACTTGCAATTGTCAATGAGACTGCTGTGCCTGAACCATTTACATCTGCAACTGTTATTGTTTCGTTAGCTGCATATCCTTGACCTGGATTACTAATAGTTGCACTTGTAGCATTACCAGATGCATCTGTTGTTATTGTTTGTATTACACAACCACCATTTGGATTACCACTTGAATTTGAATGTGTTTGAGTTTTAGCACTTACATTAAATGTTGTGCTGTTTGAACCTAATGCAGTAGAAGGAACACTAACTGTTAATACACCATTAGTTTTATCACCTGCTACTCCTGATATTACAACATTTGAATTTGTTGAATAATTACCGTGTGAGTATGAATAGAATCTAGCAAATGATTGATTACTGTATACTTCTACACTGTTCTCTTTTATTAGATTTGCAGGTAAATGTTCGTTTTCAAATATGACATTTCCTGCAACATTTGTTGTAAACTTGGCTATCTTCATATGGAACTTTAAGTCGTCCATTTGTTCTGCACTCCAAGTAGATGCGTTTTGTGAAGTAAATAATGAACCTGCGTATGGTTGTCCTGATATTACTTGACCTGTTATTAAGTCTACTTCTCCCATTCTTGAAATGAAACACTCGTAATTGTTTGAATTTGAGTAAACAACAAAACACATTTCTTTGCCTTCTTCAAGATATACAGGTGATTCAAAACTAAATGTAGTTGCAACTGAACCATCTTCTGATATGTTTACATCTCCTGGATTCTTTGTGACTATTGAGAATGGTAATGTCACTTTACCAGGATATCCGTTTACTACATCTCTAATTTCTACTGAAACTGGTAATGATGCATCTTTTGATTTAAAGAATAGATCAATAGAAGTCAACATCATACCGCCATCTGCTTCTACTAAGAAAGTTTCTGCTAATGGGTCCATCCATCCTTCGTTTGTTCTCTCTGCTCTAAACACTCTTTCATCATCTGGCGCCACAAATCTATCGAATGGTGGAACTGGAGGTTGAACAGGCAACGGCACAGGCGTTGGTGCAGGTGTCGGTGCTGGCGTAGGCGCTGGTGTCGGCGCTGGAGGCGGAGGCGGAGGTGGATTAGGTGTCAACGCCGGAGTTGGAGGCGGAGGCGGTGGCGGAGGAGGTGGCGGTGGTGCTGGAGGCGGTGGAGGTGGAGTTGGTGGTAATGAACCATCACTCTCAATATTTAATCTTTCACCTCTTCTCATTATCTGCCTTTCGCCAGACAATCTCTCCATAATTACACGGCCATTTCTTGTAGATACTATCTCTGTTTGAGATGTATTTAATAATCCTTGTGCCTGATAATTAGAACTTGCTCTTGAATCAGGATTGTTTAAATTAGTTGCACTAGATGTGACTAATACTTGTCTTTGACCTGTAGGGAATCTCTGATTATCGTCATTTGGTATGTTAAAATGACATATAACTCTTCCGTTACCATCTGTTTTTACACCAGATGTCACTGTCGTGCCTGAGTCTTGTGAATAGTTTGCATTGTCAGGTCTTACAAATTGGTCTACTCTAATACCATCAAAGTATATAAAGTGATTTGTGTTTGGTTTTAAATTTGTTGCATCAATCTTAATCTCTCTTGATCTGATGAAAGGTATAACTGATACACTAACAACTCTGTCATTTCTTGTTTCTACAAAGTCTTCAACTACTGATGTTCTTACACCTGTTCTTGATTGTATCTCAGGCGTATCTGTAATTTCTCTAGTTATTGTTGTGCCTTGTGTCCATTCACCGCCTTGAGCTGGGTCGCCAGACCAAGAACCTGGTACTGCAGCTACTGATTCTGTCTCTACGACTTGTGGTTCACCGACCCATGTTGTTTGCCATTCATTCCAGACTGTTCCTAGAGAGTTTTCGTTTTCTGCTAATACTGCATCAAAGTTTCCTTCTCTGTTAATCCTGACATCAGGAAGTTGTTCGTGGTCATTCCATATATCTGTTTCTGGTGTAAGTTTAACATTACCAATAAATGCAAAGACATGATATGGGTTTACATTGATATGTCTTGATGCTTTATTTTGATTTACATAAGATATTTCTGAAAATGGTAATGTAATAAGATCACCAGTCTTTTGATAACCTGATGATTGTGCAGTGTTTAATGAAATATCAAAGAATTGTGTATAATTTTTAGGTCTTAAATGACCTAATTTTGTATCTATTGCAACATTGTAATCTGGATGTGTGACATCTCCTACTTTGTGACCTCTAAAATTATCTACTAAAAATCCTGATTTGAATCTATCTAAACCATCTGCATCTAAAACTTGTAATGTTTGTGTGTCTTTTTCTAATAAAGATAATGCTGTGACTCTTTCTAAGTTTGTGACTCTTTGATTAATTTTACCAATATCTGACATGGTAAATCTTCTATAATCTCTTGACCTTGAACGAATCTCATTTGCATTTTTAGTAAATGGTGGCACAAACAATTCGAACATTTCAATCGCATCATCTATGGCGGCTGGTTTTCTAGGCGTAATCGAAGGAACACCTTGTGCTAATTGAAAACTTCCACTTTTGTGTAAGAAAATCTTATCTATTCTAGGCACATAAAAAGATATATTACCTTTTGTCATAGAAGTTGGTAATGGACATCTAGAGAACGATGCTCTAGTTGTTGTAATACTTGGAGATGATAACGATGCCTCAAAACTTCTTGACTCATATGCAAATGGTGATACTAAATGACCTGCACTTGAATGATCTGATAAGTTTATTGTATTCTGTATATCAAAGTCGGTACTAGATTGACCAAATGTAGAACTTCCAAATATTTGACCAACAGATGGTCTATAGTCTACTGTATCTGCTAATTCAAATGTTCCGTCTGGTTCAAAACCACCTGCATCTACTTTATTTGGCGAGAATATTGGTATTTCATCATAATCAACACCAGAATAAGAAGATACATCATAATAATCACCAGAACCACCAACAAAGTAATCAAACAATATTGTTATCGGGTTATTAGGTGTTGGTTCACCTGTCTTTAATATTAATTTACCAAGATCGTAATAACCATCTCTTTGACCGTTATCTAAGAAATATCTATTTTTAATATCTGGTGAACTTGTGCCAATAGATGTTAGTGTTGCAACTGCACCTGATGTTTCGTCTACTACAGTTTCGCCTGCTGTAAATTTAGCATTACCAAGATAGTAGAAAAATGCAGTAGTATCATCTACAACTGTATCAATAAGTTTTGCACGAACACCTGTTGTTTGTCCTTTTACAATATTACCTGCACCAAATGTTCCTGACGATACATTAAATACTGCGTTTGGTGGTGTTGCGACTTCTACACTTTCTGAACTATCTGTTGTTGTAGTTCCTGGAACTGCTTCGAATATACCTCTAATTTTAAATATATCTGATACACCTAAACTGATTTCTTTGTGGTCATATGCAGTTCCATAAAAGTTTGTTTGTGCATCACTCTTCATTACTCTTAATGCACGATACTCTCTTAAATCTTTACTCTTTGCAGTTGGGCTATTTACACTTACTGTATATGATGCTCTTACAATAGCATTTTCATCAGCAGATGTTCCTATTGTGACTGCTCTGTTATTACCTGAGGCAGCTGCAAATGTCACATCGTCAGCATGAAATACTGCACCATCGATTCTCCCACTTGATGGACTTGCAGTTGCATTCATAATTGCAAATTGATAATTATCGTTATTAACTGGTTCAAAACTTTCGTTTGATTGTTTTGTTAATGTAATGGTACCACTTGCACTAACTTGAAATTCTTTTTGTATTTTGACTGTAGTTTCTGTGCCTGTATGTGTTTTGACATAATCTCTTGGCCATGCAAAGATAGATGCTGACTGATCTTGATTATAAAGTTTTGCTCTCTTTCTAATAAGACCTGCACCTGGATTTGCAATTACACCATTTGAACCAGGTGATGCAACTGTTTGTGCATTTGAATTATCTGTGACTGTATTAATTACTTGTTCAGCACCATTACCATCTACAATTATATCGCCTGGTCTTAATTCGTTTAAGAATGCTGTTCCTGTTCCTGTTAATGCACCACTTGATGACAATACTGTTGCACCCGATATAATTTTAACACTATCTGTTGGTATAGTTGCAGTGAAGTTTTTGTCTGCACTTGAAGCAGTTGATGGTTCTTGACCAACACCTCTTGCATCTTCTATATTATAAGTTCTGATAGCAGTTGGATTTACTGTTGTGCTACTATAATCACCAACACCTTTTACTTCTAATGCATCTGCTGTAGTAAATGTGCCGACTACATCATGCAACATTACAAAGTTATTTGAATGGTCTGAATATGCAACTATACCTGTTGCACCTGAACCACCAGCACTTGTGCCAGTATCTACAATACCTGTGACTTTATCACCTGGTTTAAATTCGTTTGCATCACCAATTGTAATACTAATTTTTGTAAACATCTTGATATCAAATAGATATAGATTGCTTAATGTAGATGATTGTTCATCTATGCATCTTACTCTTGCAAAACCGATATGTGTGTTAGGTATTGTATTTCTTGTTGATGCATCTGATTGATCAATAACAGTATCTAAAAGTTTGATAGGTTTATATGATGTCATTGTTGTAGAATCACCAAACTCTGGAAGACCATGCACATTTTGTAATCTTAATTTATTACCTAATCTCGCAGGTGTATTTGCGTTTGATAATGATTCTGTTGTTCTTGCTTTATTGATGTTTAGATTTGTTGTGCCGTCTTTTGTGACATCAAAACCTTTGACATATGCTTTACCTGGTGATATTTGCATGACGACTTTACTTTCGTCACCACCTTGGAATGATTCGTAAAAACCTCTATTGAAACCATCTATTAAATGTTCTCTGAACGAACTTGTAAATTGTCTTACTACAAAGTCACCGTTTGCATCAAAGGTTCTTCTTGCTAATGCTTGTTCTATGTGACCATATATTGGTCTATTGATTTCTAATTCTATAACACCTGCATTTACTCTTCCAAGTTCTACAAAGTTTGTATCTGTTGTGTCTGTTAAACTAAATTTAGAAAGTGTTAATGTGAATTTAAGTCTGTCTGCACCTGGAGCGTTTTCGTTTGTTGTTCCTTGTGAGTTATCTAATAGTGATGTATCTGATGCTGATGTTTCTATACTCTCTACAACATTTATACCAATTCTAAATGATGGTTTACCACTATATTTTTCTAATACTAATGTTTGTGCATCTACTTTTACAAAAAACCCTCTGATGAATACAACACCCTCATTAATATTTGCAACAGATGAACGACCAACAAAATTTGTATCTGTTGATTCACTAACAACTTTAAATTCGTTGTTGTTTGATGCGACTGATATTCCGCCAGATGAACTTACTGTGACTTCTCTAAGTTCTTCAGCAGCTTTAAATCTTACAGATGCTTGAACTGTAGAAGAACCATCTGAACCCTCTTGTAAATATTTAACTATAAGTGTATCGGGGTCTGTAGATGTCTGTGCTACTGTTGTTATGACCTCTGCGACTGCACCAGAACTCTCTCCTTGAATAATTTTACCTTTGAAGTCTGCAATGTATGATGATACATCTGCTGTTCCTGCGCCATTTGGGTTTGTTGCCTCTAGTTTAACAAACTCGACATCCATATCGATGTCTGTTTCGGCTCCATTTACGATAGAACCCTCTTTAAACATGTGATCACCGAATCTTTGAACTTGATTCTGTAGTAATGATTGAGATTGTGTTAATTCTCTTGCTTGAACTGGACGACCTGCTCTAAAGAGAACTTTATGGAAGTTTTTACTCTCTGAAAAGTCATCGTAATATGGTGATATGTTTAAATCTGTTTTCTGCGACATATTTTAATCTTTTAGTTGTGGGTCCGAAGACCCATTAATTACATTTCAATAATCAGTTTGATGTCTTCAATCTGATCAGCGGCTCTTGATACTGCACCTCTATTCTCAACATAGAGAATTTGTCCAGTAAATCTAGTCATCTCTGGATGTGCAGATGATACACCTGATGAACTCACATCAACACTTGTATCTGAACCATCTTTAAATATACTATTCGAGTTTGCAAAATTGACATACTCACCACCTGAGTTTACAACTGGTAATAGTTTTAAAACATTGCCTGTTTTAGATACTATTCTTGCTTTTGCAGTTGTAGCTGACTCTGAAGCTGCGTTTGTAATTACATCATCTACAGTTAAACTTGTTGCATTGTCAACTGTGACTTGATTAGTTGCAGTCAACGAAGCTTCTGTAGATATTGTTGAATCAGATGATTGAACTGGATTCTTAATTAATCCTATTCTTCTAAAATCATTATCTGTTGGGAAATCACCTGAACCCTCACCAAACTCTAATCTAGAGTTTACTATTACATAATTACCGCCTAATTCTTCAAGCGGGTTTGCACCATGTCCGTTGATTGGTGATATAATAGGTTTAAATGTTGCACCTGTTCCAGCAGTTAAACCTGATAATGCAGATGCTAATGTTGGATGAGATGCTCTTTTATAACCTGAACCGAATGAACTTGTATCTTTTCTCTGAACTCTTTTCAGAGCACCACTTTCAAATGATAATGTTGCAACAGCACCCGAACCGTCTCCTTCAATATTGACATCAAAGTCAAAAGTTCCAGATGAACCATTATTATATCCTGAACCGGCAGCTGTCACGACATAATGATAGATTGCACCATCAACGGAGCCATTTTCTACATCCCACTGAGCAGAACTATCGTCTGTTGCAGTTGAACCAAATTGTCCGTTTGTACCTGAACCTGCAACTCCTGATTTTGCACCTATTGTTTTTACTGGTATAAAATCATTTGTCACAAATTTAATAACATCTGATGCGCCTATTGAATACATAAATTTCCACATATAACCATGAGTTGCACCTGTATCTGATGTAATTTGTGGTATTGTTGATGAAGTAGTATCAGGCTTTACAGTTGAATTTACAGCAACACCACTAGAATTTACTCCTGTTCTTAAACACTTGTATACTCTAAAGTCTTCTGTAATTACATAACCTCTTGCATCAAAAAAGTTTGATGCGCCTGTCACATTTGATGTATTAGTTGATGAGTAATCATCTCTATATTCATCATACTTTGTGCTGTGTGTTGAATCCCAATTGTATCTTACTAGACCATGTGAAACATCTGTTGATGCCACTTTTTTAAGTGCAATCATATCTTCGTATGCACTTATCTCTTCGCTCTCTGAATTAGCAGGAGCAGGTGGGTTATTATCGTCTGTCCACGAATGTGGTCTGCCAATGAAGACATATTGCGACTCTTCGGTAAAGTCTTCTATGAACTGCCTTGCATTGTGCGTTCTAAATTTTTCTGTTATTATAGCTGCCATTTTTTTAACTCTCCAGTTATCTTATTAAACTATTTATAAGGATTGTAGAGTAGAATTGGTAACATTTGATGAATTAACATACGAACTAAACCCTATGTTTGTTCTTTTTCTTGTTAAATCATCTAAATCGTTGACATAGGTATTTCCTAGCAACGAATCCAATTGACTAATATTCAATCCGTCTTCTTTTGATTCTTCTGATAATATCGCACTGATACCATCTTCCATTAAAATCTTATCTTCGTCATTTGTATCAGATGTCTCATCTAAAAGATAGTAAGAAATCTTATAACAATTTTGGAATGCGATCTTATTTAGTGTTCTAAAAGTAGGTCCTATTGGCACAAATGTATGCACACTTTCACCTGCATCTTCTTTTAATACTGCATCACCATCTTCCATGACGACTCTATCTCCGTCTTCATGATATACAAATGGATTTGATAATTCTATTGTTCTTTCTGTGACAAAATACTCTCTCTCTTCTGGAACTGTGTCATCTTCTAATAGTGTAGTGCCACTGCCATCTTCTAGAAGTATTTTATGTCCGTGTAAATCTCTATCGAATGGTTCTTGTCTTAAAAAGTTTAATGGTTCTTCGTTTAGTATTTTAAAACCGTCTTCAAATATTAATAATTCTTCTTCGGGATTGTATAATTGAAATACTAATCCTGAATCTGATGGTCTTACTGCAACTGCACCTCTATCTACACCACCAGTCAAGTCTGGAATATAGTAATCATTTTCTTTGTCGACAATATTTGATACACTCAATGCACCATCTCTTCTAGGAGATTTTTGTATGACCGCATTGAATGTTGCTGTTGTAGGAAAATTATTGCCTGATACTCTTGTTGATATAATAGATTGTGAATCACTATCAATAAATTTTCTAACAGATAAAACATTGACATGGTGTGCATCTTTTATTGTTTCGCCACCAATTTTTGTATTTGTTATAGCATGTTTCAAGTCGTTTATAAGTTTTAAACCACCATCTACTTCTGTTTTTGTTGTTAAAATTAAGAATACTCTTTCTCTATTTGTTATTGCAACATTGTCTCTTGATTCTTCATTTTCTAGGAGATCACCAGTTTCTAATAATACTCTGACTGGCGCATCTCTTGTTGATTCTTCAAACAACATATTGTTTGTTGGGAAAGATGGTATAACAATAGTAGGCACAAAATTTGTAGATATGATACCTAACTGGTTATCTGAGTCAACTTCAAATCGACCACCTAAACTAGAACTTAATATTTGTGATTTAACTGCAACTTCACCAAAGAATACATGACCTGCTGGGTGAACTAACTCTTTTAGTATACCTCTATATTTGTTTATTGATTGACCAACTTTAACTACATAACTGTGACTCTGATAAAACTTACTATCTTGTATGTGTGCATTCTCTCCTGATACGAAACCTTGGTCGCTTAAGAAATTATCATTTAATAATCCTTCACCTGCAACTTTACCTCTTGCAGTGTAATTATCATTCTTTAAAATTTTAAATGTATCTGAACTATTATATGTGACTGTTTCATTATCTCTAAATTGACCATTTAGACTTGTATATTTTAGTATTTGTCTTTGACTGTCATATGACTGAACTAAAGCAGTAGTTCCTGATTTAGAACCAGTAATTGTCAAACCTTTTGTAGGTGTTGCAGATGGTCCTGTTATTAACATATTATGAAATGATGTATTACCAATAATCGCATCGCCGTCAAAATTATATCCTTGATCTGAGATTGTTAGTTTTTCAACTGCACCAATTTGTGATGACCATGCAAATATCTTGGCACCTGTTCCGCTTGAAACTTTTGCAAGCGTGTTTGTTCTTACAGTTGTTGATACTGAACCTGTAATAGATTCAGCTGTTTGAAAAACACCTGTGTTTGCATTCGTTCTTCTAATCACAAGTCTATTAGATTCTATTCTTAATATTATACCAGTTGCGTTTGAAGTTCCACCTGTGACTGTCTCACCAACTTGATATCCTGATGTATCGCTAAAATAAAGATAACCACCTGGAAATGCAGTTGGTAATTTTTCATAACCTACACCAGGGTTTGTAATCTGAACATTTCTAATTCTTTGGTCTGTAGAAACTGTTGAATTATCTTTGTTAATATATGAACTTAATAAGATAGGTTCATCGTCTTCGTATATTAATCTACTCTTGTCTGAAAATATTTCTACTCTATCACCATTTGATAAATTTGGGTTTGTAGTAAATGTTATGCCGTCTAATGCAAATGAAAATGTATTCTCTGCTTGTGCAACACCATTGATATGAACTTCTACATTACCTGCTGGTGATAGTGCAACTGGTTTACCATGTAAATCTCTATTTGCTTGACCATCTGTGATACCACCAAATACTGTTTGATTTGCTGTTGCAGAAAACTCATATTGTTCTGTAGCAAGTGCATCTTCTAATATTAATTCGTCACCAGTTGAACCAATGACTGCCTCTGCACCATTACCACCTGTTGCACTGTCATCAAATACAACTATATCACCTGCATCATAATTTTGACCTGCACTTTCAATGTAAACTTTTTCTATACCACCTCTTGATAGTCCAGTGACATTTGAACTTGCTGTAATTGCATCTGTATCTGTTTTACCACCTGAAAAAGTTATTAAGTCTTGTATATCATACATCGAACCGAAAGATGTTTTCTCTAATAATAAACCATTTCCGTCTTCGTCTAATATATCGCCACTATCATCTTCTTGTGATAGATATACAGAACCGTTAGAGTTATCGACTGTTGATACGATACCTAAAACTGTTGCAGTATTTTCTGATACACCATCTCTATCTACGAATGTGACTAATCTGTTAAATTCAAATTCACCTCTATGTAAATAAGATATTGAAATTGAATATATGTCATTTGATTGATCTATAATTGTGACACTTTCTACTACTGCTTCTGCTGAAACTAATGTAGGTGTTGATACATCAAATTGTTTTATTTTATCTGTTGCAACAGGCAATTTATCAGCGACAGTCATCTTAACTGTCATTCTTCTTTCTTCGCTAAATTTTGAATCAGATAATACTACTGTTTCATCTACAGGATATTTTATCTCTGCATCTTCACCATACAGAAGTCTCATTAAAAATTTAACTGAGTCTGCGGTACCTTTTTGTTTGTATAGTGAACCTATATTTTTTAATGTTAATCTAGGATTTTGTGTTGTTCTTAAATCTAGAGACGGTATGAAATCTTTTTGAAAGTAAGATAAAAATGTCTCTAGTGTTTGGTCTATATCTGAATAATCTAATAGTCTATTGTTTGCGACAACACTATTCTCTTTGTATGTCTTAATTACACCAGTTTGATTTCCATCTCTTCCTACTATTGATTCGCCTGATGCAAATCCTGTGCCAGATATAGAGTCTACTATAAGTGTATTGCCGTTTATGACTTTAATTTTTGCAAGTGAACCGTTTGTCTGTCCGAAAACATATTCACCTATTTGGAATGGTTCTAATTCTTGACCGCTATTATTTTGTTGTGCGACTAAAAGTTTAGAACTATCTTTATCTGGTGAGGCGGGATTGGTACCTGCTTCTAATAACAAACTAGCTGCTATTTCAGAGGTACCATCCTCTAACCTTATGCCCTCTAATTCTGATTTAGATTCGAGAACAATAATTTCTGATTCTAGGAACTCGAAATACGCTTGTAAAAATGATTCAAATATCGGAGCCTCATCTTGTATCCATTCTGGAAGAAGACTAGGTAATCTTGTCGATAGTCGATCTACAATGTGTTTTTCGTGTGCCATATTTTAATCAGTTATTATACACCTGATACTGATGAACCTGTACCTAATATACTAATTGGGTACCAAACTAATGAACCCTCAGCACCTAGAGCGATACAGACTACTGCACCACCTGTTTCTAGAACGATGTCATTACTAGATGAACCATCTGTCCATGAGGTTACATTAATTATCAAGTCATCAGAATCATTATCGTCTTTTCTTACGATGATTTTTAACTGACCAACAGATGATGCATTCGCCAATGTCATAGTGACATTACCAGATGTGCCTGTTAAATCAATTAATGATACTGCTTTTGTTGCACTGACAGCTGATGCAGTCTCATCTAAAGACTCAACATCATCCAATGCTACATAAGTTGGTATATTGTTAAACAATCTACTCAAACTCATTTTCTTATTGACTGGAGAGCCTGATGGATTGTCAACGATGTGTAGTAAATCTACTGCATTAACATCACCAGCTGCTATCTCAGACAACGCTGTTATTTTCTTATCTGCCATTCTATTTTCCTCCTGTAATCCAATTGAATGGGAAACTACTCATGGTAAATGCCATGACCACTTTACTCATATTAATAACTAGAACTAGATGTAGATGTATAACCTACACCAGCGCTACTCTCACCACTTGTAATGGTGTCTATTTCACCTGATGTCTTTATGTCATCGATGCTGATGTCAATCAAAGAACCTCTGATTGCAACTACATCGTCACTTGAAGGTATCACGGTGTAATCGATTGATGTATCATTGTTTACAGTTGAAGTAAACTTAATGGCATTAATCGAAACTTTACCACTGGTATAATCTATGGTACCAGCAGATTGATCTGCGATGACTCTTGTAGTTCCTGATAGTGAGTATCTTCTCACATTACCTGAACCATCGTCATCAAAAAAGTATGTGTTGACTGTATCGCCGTCAACTTTAAAACCTGTTGTTGAAAGAATACCACCTGAGTCTTTGTTATGACCATCGTGTGGGTGGAAGAAACCATTACCGAAGTTAATTACTAATCCTTCTGATTTATTTAATGTAATAGTTTTTTTCTTTTTCAATCTTATATTTGTTATGTTAGATATGATAGATGTATCAGTATCGTCAATTGACTTGACAAGATTTGAATGTCTGAATATACTATCAAAGTTGTTTAAATTTGTATTATCAAAATTTACAATTGTGTTCTTTACCAATGCTTCTAGTTCGCCTTTTGATAATGTTGTTTCGTTTTCGTTGTATTTGAATATTGATGTAATTAAAATCTTTACTATCTCTGCATCTACTATCTCAGGTCTTACAGTCAACATGTTTAACTGATTTAGTTTACCTTGCACCTCTGATTTTTCTATTTCAGAAAGATAATCTGAGTTTTGTGGTTTGAGAGAGATGAATACTTTACCGTATTGTGGTGGGTCATTGTCTTCACCGCCCCACACTGCAACTGCATCTGCGTTAGGATAGTATTCACTTACTTTTGCCTTATAGTCATTGAGTGTGACTAATCTGTTTTGTGATGTATAGAATTTTGTTGCTTTAAATTTAATTGAGTCTATACTTTCTTTTTCTGCACCACCATTTGCAGGCGTAGATGTTGTTATCAAGACATTTGTAAATCCGTTGATTGCATCTGCCATTGTAAATGACTTTGCACCATCAGCATGTATATCATCTACAATGATATATGTCACACTAATTTGGTCGCCGTCTAAAAGACCTTGACCTAAAACACCATCACCAAAATATATCTCTATGAATCCTTCTTCGTTTTCTTGCGTATAAAATACTTTAGTTGAACTTGTTATTGTTGATACATCTGTAGACAATGTATACTTACTAGTAGAACCATCTGAATTTACAGATACTTCTAAAGTTGATTTATCAACTCTTGCGTTTGACAAAACAAATTTAGCGTTTTTAATTTGATTGTCAAATATGTATTGATCTGTTGAATATTGACCTTGTGAAATATTTACATTTGAATATGTAAAATCCATGTTATCTCTAATTGGTGTGACACTATCAACACAAACAAAATTATATGACACACCATCATATACAGTTGTGAAGTTATGACCTCTTGGCAAAATCATGTCATTTTCAGTAGGTATTGTCTGATCTGCATTTCTTATATTTGATGCTTTAATATCTACGACTGCACTCGAAGTTTTTTCAGATGCAGGAACAAAACCTAAATCTTTTGCACGAGATACTACATTCTTTCTGATCTGAGCAGAATCTAAGAACATCTCTGAAGCAGCTATATTGGTGTTTAAAGCACCTATATGTGATGCATATGCCATCATATCTACTAAGACATTGATATTTGAACCCTCAAAATCATAGTCTTTAAAAATAGTCTGACCTTTTAAATATGATTTTAGATTTTCTGCTATATCATTAAAATCTAAATCTGTTGTGTTTATTAGTGAACTTTTTGTTGACATTACCTTACCCTACTTACTTTGAAACTTATATCTTGTGCCTCTGAGACATTTTGCATTGTGAAAAAGATTGTGACATCTAATGCATTTCTTAAAATAGCATCATCACTAATTCTTAGTTCTAGACTTTCTATTCTAGGTTCGAGTCGCATAATAGACTGAGTTATTAATTGAGAAGTTCTATCACCTAACTCACCGTCTCTGAGTTCAAATAATCTGGTTCTTAAATTAGAACCGAAATTTGGTTTAAAAGGTCTTTCGTAATGATTAGTTAAAACTATATTTTTTAAAGACCTTTTTACAGCATCTACATCTCTTTTTACAGTTATATCTTCCGTTATTGGATGTCTCTCGAAAGATATATCTATATCTGTATAGATGTCCTTTGTTGCAACATTTTTAGCGTTTGGTTTTATATAATCTCTGGATGCCATTTAACTATTTATACACCTTTTACATTAAATTTTTAGTATTGATACACTTTGAGTAGATAAAAGTGCTGAACTAAGAACAACATTGCCACTTGCAATGGTGTAATCTGTTCCTAATGATAATTCTGAACCGTCTCTAAACACTTTTAATGTGCCTGATGCACTTGGTATACTAAACGAAGTAGTAGTTCCGTCTCCGTTTTTAAAGTTTACTTCATCATCTACAAATTTCTGTTGTTCTGATGTATCTAAGAGACGAGATGATGTAGATTTGTTTTCGTTCTTTACAGACATAACACCTGCAACACCAGCAATAGCAGGTATTGTGAATGGCATGCCTATTAGTTTTAAGAAGTCACACCATGTTAAACTTAACAAATCAAATATTGCACCTAATCCTATTGCATTGAAAAACTTTTTAACTATATTGACCCACTCCATCATAATTTTCTTATGCCAATTTAGTTTGAAGTCTTGAAACTCTAATGAAATTTCTGCAATCTTTTCTTCTATAGATTCAGTAAACGATTCAATCTTACCACCTATAATTGCAGTTATATCAAAACCAAAAATTTGTATTTCTTCAATTAAACTTAAAACTCCTTCGTTAAATTCTCTAACTTCTTTTAGAAGATCATCTTCTAATGCTTTTTTCTCTGCATTTTTCTTTTCTAATTCTTCCAATAACTTTGTTCTTTCTTCTTCACTTAAATTTTCGTTTTCTAATTTTTTGTTAATCTCTTCTATCTCTTTTTTAACGGTATTAATTTGTTTGATTTTACCTAACTTTGTTTGTTTAAACTTTTCTTTTAGACTATCTATCTTTGCTCTTATCAATGCACCAATGTCTAGATTAATTATTGCCAATAACTCTGAAAAAGGAAGACTTGGTAAACCTAAAGCGTCCCATATCTCATCAAATTTGTCTATTAACTTCTGAAATACTTTTACTAGACCTTGTTGTATGTATTCTTTAATTTCAGTTTTAATATATTTCCAGGTTAATTTTGCTTTTGCTTCTTCATCTAATACACCAAACTCACCATCAAATTGTCTAAACTCCTCTGGAATCAAACTAAAGAATCTATCTACATGTTCTGTTCTTGCCTTTTCTAATGCTTCGATTTCTTCTTGTAATTTTACCTTTTCTTCTTGCAAAGCTTTAAGTTCTTCTCTATTGTCAACTGTCACAACATAGTTACCAGTAATCGGGTCTGTTGTACCAGTCGTAGTATGATTATCAACAAACTTTACAATTTCTTCATTTACTTCTGCTAATCTTTTTCTTTTTGCTATTATCTGTAAAGTAAAACTTTTACCAGCAATTTGATCTTGTATTTCTTTACGATAGTTAGGACTTGTTATTAACTTTAAAACATCTAATTGTAAACCTAATACATTTATAGTAAAAGAAATAGAAACTATTTTAGATATTAACTCTGCAACTTTAGTAGATATGTAAGTATGAAACTCTGATAACAATTCTGTAAATGCATCTTTAGCCTCTTTTGGCCAATCTCTTTTTTGTTCTGACTTTTCCCAATATGGTGATAGTATGTCACTTAAATCTTCTACAAAATCTGTTATTGTTTGATCTATTTCATCTACTTGTTTTTGTATACCATCTACAATTGCAGTTTGTATAAACTTTTCTTTTTCTTCTATCTGTTTTTCTATTTCTGTTATTTCTTCTGGAGTTAGATCTGGATTTTTTAAAAGTTCTTGCAGTTCTGCAATCTCTTTTTCTCTATTTGCCTTTCTCTCTTGAACAGATGCTACAAGTTCACCAGGTATTCCAGCTATTTCATTAAAAGCATTTGTTATGTCTGCTCTTGTTGGTAAAGAAAAGAGGTCTCCCTCAGGACAAGGAAAACTATCTGCAATTGTTTTTTCTACAGATGTTTCTTTTTTCTGTTCTTCAGCTTGTTTGTCAAGAAGTTCTTGTAGTGTTGTGTTTGACATGATTAACTGTTAGGTCTAAATTTCTGCGCTCTGACAATTACATCTCTGCCAGATTGTAATTTTATATCACCACCTGCTTCTATATCTAATTTACCAGCGACATCAATCTTACCATCATTGAAACTTGATATATCTACTTTACCATTTGCATGTATCTTAGCGTCACCTAAAACTTTTATATTGACATTACCAGCAACAAACAATTCTTCATCTTTACATATGACTGTATATCTATCATTTACTACTCTATGAATCTCATTACCATCTTTATCTATTTCGTAGAAAGTTCCTGTTCTATGTTCTACTGATAATCTTTCATTGTCTCTTGTATCGTCTACTTCTAATACATGACCTGATTCTGTTCTTGTCGCTTTGTTGTAAGGATACATTGGCGTTGCATTTGACTTTGCACCTGTAATGATTGGGTCCATATTTCTATCATCATATTTTGCATCGCCTGTTGTAAATACATTTATATCTGTAGCATCTTTTACAAGTGGATAATATGGTTTTTGTATCTTAGTTTCGCCATCAACTGTTGTGATAGTAATGTATTCTAACTTTTCACTTTCTTTAAATTCTTCTTTTTTAGAACCAGTACCAGTATATCTGATATTTTGTGCTTTAAGAAAATGAGGTGCAGTATCTATAGAAGATGTAAGTTCGTTACCTCTTTGAGGTGCAGATGGTGGATTTGTACCATCGTTCGAATTACTATACATCGATTGTTTTTCTCTTCTCGGGTCATTAAATCCTTTTTCAACACTTCTCTCTAATATTTCATTTGTAATTGTTTCTCTATAACCTTGTTGAGGTATTCCTTGACTTACACCTAATACAACAAATTGTTGTTGTAAAGAATCTGAGAATATACCGAAAACTGTTGCGCCCTCTACTAACGAGTGTGTATTACCTAAACCACCTAGACCAGCAGTTGTCACTGGCATTATGACATGTGACCATGGTAAATCAGCAGATGATATGAATTGTTTGTCGTCTGTATGTAATGCATGAATACGAACTCTTACACGACCTATCTTTAATGGGTCGTTTCTATCTTCTACTATTCCATAATGATACATTATTATTCCTCAATCACTGTGTTTTCTAATTCAGACAATGGGTTATGTTCTTTTATATTTTTTGCGAAACTATCTTTTGCACAAGTTAATGTTACCTGTCCTGTATTCTCTAATGGTAAAAAATGATATCTTACAGCTGTTACCAAATATCTATCATCTTGTAATTGGTCTCTATCGTCTTCATTTTCTTGATGACCAAAAGGTGGAAATCTTAATCTTACAGTAGTGCCACAATTTACATCCGTTCTAAAAGGTATTGTGACTAGAGTGCTATTTTGATTAAAATTGGTTAACATAGCAACTCTTTGTAAATCACCTGTATCTCTACTTTCCATGCCTAGTTGTTGTGTTTTAACTGAATCGCTGTTTGTGTCTATTAATTTTGCTTCGTCTGAAAAAGCATTTGTAGGATTTACACTGTATGCATGATAACTATCAAACTTATCTGTAGGTTTTAAATCTACAAAATCTTCTGATAATTGAAAACTTCTTTTGCCTGTACCAATACCATCTTTAGCGCCATATATTATCTCTTGATCTTCTGTATTGATTAATGGAAATTTTGAAACATGTCCTTGTTTTTCATTTTTAAAAGAATCTGTAATTTTATATATGTTATCTTCTTCTAATTTTCTGACAGGGTCGTATGTAATCTGTTTTGATGCAAATGCACCTTGTGTATAACCTTTTAGTATATCTGCTCTTGATGGTTGTATCATGCCTAAAATTTCTGTGCCTGTTCCAACATTCGGAGAATCATCATCAAACTCATCGTTTTCTTTATCTGTCCTAGTAGACATATCAAAAACAACAGGTTCTTCTAATTGTTGCACCATTGTATCGAAAGATGTAAATCTAAAACCTCCGTTCATGGTCTGATAGAAAAACATATTATTTGCATAACTGTTATCTTTTGATTTTTTACTTGAATTTTCTACGCATACACTAATAAACTTTTCTATCGTCCAGTTAGGACATATTATTTGTAGATTTGTTGGTTCTGTTTCTTCCCAAAAATCAGTTGTATCATTCGGGTCTCTCTGAAACTTAAAGTTTGCATCTTCTTGTAATACTTTTAATAACATACTAGAATAAGAACCTCTTACAGTTTTACTTAATCTTGTTGTCTTACAAGTTATCATTTTTGGGTCGCAAAAATGTAAACGATAACTTTGTGCTTTTTTAAGGTCATCACCCACTACATTATCTATGGCATAAATTCTAAAAACTTTTCTAAATGTAGAGTTTGCTGATGAAACTTGAATTGTTATAGATTCTTGACCGACAAGTTTATAATTTTTTAACATTTGTATACCATCAACAACTGTTAATTTGCCTTTAACAAATTGTTGTTGTATACCCTCGTAAAGTTTTACATCAGTTGTTATAGGTGCAATATTAATTGCATCTTGGTCTTGATTTACTATTGTTAGCTGATGGATTTTAAATGCACCAGGTCTGTTAGAACCTATCATAATTTTTAACCTGACATTATTTCATTAAATCTCGATATTACATCACTCATTAAATTTTGTTTGATATATTTAATTGTTCTTTTTTCTTCGTTTAAATCATACTCATCAGTATAAAACGATACACTACTATAACCTGATAACTCAGTGTTTCTTCTTAAACCATTTGAATTTTTATAATATTTTACACCATCTTTTTGATCTACAACAGATGTTGGTGTAAATGAGTTACCTGATACTGAACCTGTAATTAACTCGTTTGCAACAAAATTACCACCCTCTATACAAATTCTCTTTTCTAAAGGCGATACTTCTATAATTCTTCCCTCTGATGATACACTTGTGACTTTTTCACCTAATAAAAATTTATGTGTAGTAGAATCACCTACTTGTTTTGCAACAATATCTGTCGATTGTGTTCCTATTGCTAATTGACCTGGAAACTTTTTATTGATATATCTTTCAAAAGTTTCATTATCTTTATGCCAATCGTAATAGTTTTCTATATCATTCACTAAAAAAAATGTCCAATGTAAATGTTGATCGTTGTATAATCTAGCGGCTGCTACATCAGGTCTTTCACCGTCTTTCAATTCATATAGATTGTATTCTATTATTGAGTTTACAGCTTCTTGTTCTATTTTAGATTTACGGAAGAAATCTTTGATAGTGACAATTTTACCATTATCTAATTCGTAATTAATCTCTGGAAAATTTTTAAAATATGTTGATGCCATTAATTATCTCCGTTTGGTGGTGGTGGAACTGGAGTTCCAGATTGATATTTACCTTTTTTGTGTAATTTATCTAATTCGCTAGGTGTTCCACTAAACTTAAATCTATCTGAATATAGAGTGCTACCAGTTTCATCTAGAGCTGTAGCAGCTATAGCATCATAGTTATTGAGAGTCATAATCTTAATTTCTAAGAAGTTTAAAGTCAACTGAACTTTTGCAGGCATACCGTCATGATAAGTTGAGAATTTTTGACCACCAGAGTAATCGACCTGTGCGTTCGTGCAAACAGCAGGTAAAAATCCATCAATATTATCTGCAAGTGGACCTATAAATTGTATGTCAAATATATTTGGATATAAAAACATATTTTGTATGCCTTTTTCACCTATTGCAAATAATGATTCATTAAAACCTGGATCGCCTTTTCTCTTTTTATTGCCATCTCTTATAACTAAATTAAGGCCTGGATTATTTCCGTCTGCATCTACTTCTGTGCCTGAGTTATGTTCGATATTTACATTACGATTGAATTGTAAAGAACCTGTATCAGGTAACATAGAACTTCTAAAAGCATAAATGATTCTTCTAATTTCTAATGCTTCTTTTTCAGATTTAGGATAAAAATCAAATGTAAAGTCCCATGATCTAAAAGGTATACCATCTAGTATTTGTTCGTTCTTAGGATTAGCTGCAATACCAGCTTTTAAACCTGCAAGACCTCCAGTCAAACCTTGTAGACCTTTAAATGCCATTTCTGTTAAAACTGTATTTGCATTGGTACCCATATTTTCAGCACCACTTTCAAAAACATCAGCAATAGCTTTTGCCATTGATTTCATACCCTCTTGACGATATTGAACATTTGCCTGTGATATCAAAGTATCAGGAACATAAAGTGCAATAGATCGTTCTTTAAAAACTGGATGATTTGATGAACCATCAGGTCTTACAGTATTACTGCCATCCATTTTTTCACCGCCGATGCCCTGGTTATTTCTAGGTCTTATATTAAAAAGTATGTAATTAGCCAATGCATCATGATAAGGATAAATTATTTGTTGTTCTTTTTCTGCTGGTATTTTACCAACAAAGCTTTGTGCTTGTTCTTTTTGTGTTAATGCAGATGATAATCTGGCACCTCTTCTCTCTAATTGATTTTGGGCTTCTTTTGATTGTTTTCCTAATTCATCTATAGCAGATGTATAGTTAATTGATTGAATTTTACTTTGAATACCTTTGAGAGAGTTGATTGCACTCTTGGCCTTATTGAATTTGTCTAGGAGTTTGTCGATATATGCCATATAAATAACCTTAAAGTCTTAATATAGTTATTTATGTCGTATAGTGGTAAGTTTAAACCTAAGAATTACAAAAAATATCGAGGTGACCCTACAAAAATCTTTTATCGCTCACTTTGGGAGCGAAGATTTATGGTTTACTGCGATAATAACTCAAAAATCATAGAATGGGGCAGTGAAGAGATAATAATACCATATAAATCGCCTTTAGACAAAAAAACCCATAGATATTTCCCCGATTTTTATGTAAAATATATTAATAAGGATAAAAAAGTAGTTCGTGAAATTATTGAAGTCAAACCAAAGAGACATCTTTTGCCTCCGAAAGAACCTAAACGAAGGACTCAAAGATATTTGAATGAAGTTGCGACATATCATAAGAATAAGGCAAAATTTAAGGCGGCTGAAGAATATTGTAAAGACAGAAAGTATAATTTTAGAATACTAACAGAAGACCAACTATTACCAAAGAAATGAAGACATATATTTTTGATTTAGACGGCGTTTTAATAGACTCAGCACATATGATGGAACAATCATGGAACACATGCATGTTAGAACATGAACTAACACAACCTTTTTCAGAATACTTCAAACATATTGGCAAACCTTTTCGTGATATCATGAAAGAATTGAATGTTGAAAATGTTGAAGCAGTCAAATACACTTATGATAAGGCATCTTTAGAACTTATGGAATATTGTTTAGAGTTTTACGATGGTGTCGAAGATACATTAAAAGAAATAAAGAAGAATAGTAAGATTGCAGTAGTCACATCAAAGACTGCTGAAAGAACAAATGTAATTCTAGATCATTTAGATGTAGAATTTGATTATGTTGTAAGTCCTAAAAAAGGATTGAGAGGCAAACCAGCGCCAGATCAAATTCTTTTTTGTCTTGCAATGACACAAACTGACCCTAAAGATGCAGTCTACATAGGAGACATGCAAGTTGACTATGAGGCGGCTACTAGGGCAGGTATAGACTTTATACATGCAAGTTATGGTTATGGAAAATGCGATCACTCAGTAAAATCGATAGAGAATCTAAACTCGTTGTTGGATTAATACCAGCAAGGTGGCATTCGACTCGTTTCGAAGGCAAACCTTTGGCGTTAATCAATGGCGTGCCTATGATTCGTAGAGTTTACGACCAAGCTTGTGCATCTGAGAAACTTGATACAGTTGTAGTATTAACTGATAGTCAAAAAGTAAATGAGTATTGTGCAAAACATGAAATGCGTTGCATAGTAATTGATGATGATGTGCGTTCTGGAACAGACAGGTGTGCGAAAGCGATCGAGTTAATTGATGGTGATGTATTCGTAAACATTCAAGGTGACGAACCACTAATCAATCCTGATGCAATAGATACTTTAGTAGAACAGTTTGATAAGTCTATTGGTATTGGTAATGCATATGTCTATGTCAATGATAATTATAAATTACATGATAGTAATGTTGTAAAAGTTGTGACTGATCTGAGCAACAATGCAGTTTACTATTCAAGATTTGGTATACCTTTTCATAAGAAAGAAGAGGTGCCTTTCAAACAACAACTAGGTCTGTATGCGTTCAATCGTCATATGTTAGAATTGTTTATAGAACTAGAAGTTGGCGAATTAGAAAAAGCAGAATCAGTAGAAATGTTAAGATACATTGAAAATGGTTTTGCAGTTAAAATGATAGAAGTAGAAGACCACGGATTATCCGTAGATACAGAAGATGACTTAAAAAGAGTCGAGGAGTTTTTAAATGCCTATAATTGATATTACACCACAGAACAATAATGTCAATTTTGAAAAGTTCAAAAGATACTTTACAATCACTACTGAGACTAGAGATTGTTTTGATTACATATCTGAACATTCAAAACCTTATCTTGTCACATTACAAGACTGTATCAATGTTGGTCTTTATGGACCTAACACACAAAGATATGGCACTGAAAAACTTTTAGAACATGTTATTGCTTTGATCAAGGGCATAGACGGTAATTCAATAGACATGCAAAATTTCTCTGAACAAACTGCTGACAATGAACAGAATATGTTATATCATTGTTGTAAGATTATGTATCTTATAGAACAGTATAATACTGTTGGTTTACATTCTACAATGCAGGCACTAACAGAAGGAAATCATATGTTCGTGCATCCAGGTTGTTCTCGTATACATGCACATTCATATCTACAGGCATACGATGAAAAAATTATTGTTTGGGACAGACATAACAAGTTTTCCGAGGCTAATTCGGGTTGGCCAAGAACACAATTAACATTTGAAGAATGGCATGAAATTTTTAAGAAAGCAGATAAAGATATATTTGCAGTTAATGATAATGGCCAAATACTTGAAATGCATATGCAAGAAGAAAGAAAAGACATTGTAGGTTCTGTTCAAAGTATTCGTGCAATGTTTAACTTTCAGAAACCTATATTGATAGGTGATTGTGAAGATGATGTCTTTGAGTTTATTAGACCAAACTACTATTCGCCAGATGATACATCAGAATCAAAAGGCGTAATCATCGATAGTGGTAATTATAAATTTAAGAGAGAAGACTTGGTACATCTTCTTGCCTTATATCCTTATACATCTGAAAAAGTTGTGAAAGAAAATTTCGTTATCTATACAAACTAAATTACAGCCCCGATAGCCCTGGAATATTAGGTATAACAATTCCATTGTTTGAACTAGTGCTTGAACCTGTATCATTTTGTGGCACTACAGTTTGTTGAACATTAGAACTCGAATCAACATAAGTGTTTACAACCTGTGTTGCAGCTTCTTTACCTAAATCAGTCATTTCCATTAAGTCTTCTACTAACATTGCTCTAATATCTTCATCTGATTTTAGTGCCCAATTAAATTGGCCTGCCATTCTTTCTTTATCGATATAATCTTTGTAATAGAAACTCCTGTCTTTTCTGTCAGGAGCTTGGTCAAAGTATATGCCATATTCACTTGCATCACCACCCTTTCTTTGATATGATTCTAAATCATTGAGAAGTTCTCTGTCCTTTTCTGTCATTTCTCCATCTTTTGAAAGTATATCTTCTAATCTAAGTTCTAAGAGTTCATCTTCACCTATCATAATTTCTTGATCTAGTTTTGCTTCATTGATTAAGTCTGAAGCTCCAGCATCCAACTTTCTCTCAGATTCTTCTATACTCTCGTCAGAAAATGCATTAAAATATCTAACCACTTGGCCAAATCCAAGCGCATCAAAAAACGGTAATTTTTCAGCTTCTACTAATCTATTATTCTCATCAAGTTCAAAACCATAGCCCTCAATAGCTGCTTGCATACCTCTGTCTTCTACATATCCACCATCATCTCCTTCTTTAAGTTTTATAGCGCCTGGCATTATACTATTATCAACATATCCTTCTGTAGATATTATGGTACCCTCTGGTCCAAAAGCAATACCTGGTGCCTCTGCGACTATTTCCATAGCAAGAACTCGTGCCTCTTCTCGGGTAGCGAATGCGTTTGGATCATTTTTGGCTATTAATTGATCTGTTAAGTCATCTACGGTTAGGGGAGTGCCATCTGCTTTATCGATTGTTCTAACACCATATACATTGTCATCAAAAAGAATACCTAAACCTACTTGCCTAGTTTCAGTAAACTGACTAGAAGTTCTTAATGTAGAACCTAAACCCATGTCTGATGTAAGTTCTGACATGTTTAAATTTTTAATCGTTTTTTTAGTGTCTAAAGAATATGAAGCTGAATCCGTAGCAGCTACACTGCCTAAGTTTAATGTTATATTTTGACCTTGTTCATTTTTACCTAAAACTGTTTTATCAACTCTTTCTCTCATTGAACCTGAGTCTCTGGCCATAGCCTTTTGAGCATCCGATTTTTCTATGCCATATCCTTTTGTTGTAGCTAAATTAGCAATATAAGCTGCTTGACCAGCTTTTGAAGGAATTGTTGCTAATGCCTGTTTATCTGCTTCAGTTAAATTAGGTACGACTTTTTTTTCAATTATAAGAGCGGCTTTCTCTTCTCTTAACATTTCTAATTTCTGTTCTTTACCAAATATCTTTGCTATACCCAATTGTAAATCTATAAGGCCCACTCTGAAATTTGTAGCTAAGTCATCGAGTAGTTTGAATAGACCCTTACCCACTAACCAGTTGTATAACATTAACAATCCGGCTGATATGGCTAATACTGCGCCTATCAATAATACAGGTTTTAACATAGTTGCAAATCGCATGAAACCACCACGACCTTTTTTGGCTTCTTTACGATCTTTGTCTCTTTCTTTTTTCTTTCCTTTCTCTAAAGCGTTTTTAATTTTGCCTTCTTTTTTATCTTTTTTATCTTCTTCTTTATCTTTCTTTTTGAAAGCATTGGCGATTGCTCTAGGTATAGACATTAAGATATTGAAGAACCCCTTAAAGATTGTAAATAAGTTTCCTATTTTTGATGCAAACCCCTTAACAAAATCTACAAGAACTGTTAATGGTCCTAGACCTGCACCTAAACCTGAAAGTCCTTCTTTGATTTGACCTACACCACCTGAAAAACCACTATCAAAATCTTCTTTGGTTAAAGCTTTATCTTTACCATTACCATTACCATTTTTAGAACCGCCAGTAGCAGCTGCTACAGCAGTTTGTAATTCTGGAAATTGAACCGCCTTGGTAACCGTGAATTGGTTAACAACCATGTTTCTTGCTTTTTGATTATTTGGTAAAGGTCTTTTAGCCATTTACTATTTTCCTCCGAATGCCTTGCCTGCTTCTGATATTCCAAAGGCACCTAGTGTCACTACTACAAATGATGTGTAGATAGTTTCAGAAACCTTTAAATCCATATCCCATACTATAGCGGTAACTAAATCAGTCACACCAAATATAGTCATTAATAAGAATGATATAAAACCTATAATAGACTTTTCATTGATATCATTGTCATCTAGAAATAGATCTATCATCTTTCTTTTAGGTGGTGAAAGTTGAGACTTTGCTTTACGAGCCTCTTCTTGCATCTCCTTGATCTTGTCTTCTTGCTCATCGAGCTGGTCGATAAGTGCCATATACTTATCTAAATCTATCTCGACTTCATTTCTGTCATTATCTCTATCTTTAGCCATTATCTTTTCCTTCTTTGTTTTCTTGCTTGAGCAATTTTTTTATTCTTCTCGTTTTCTTCTTCGACCCATTGTTTTAATAGTCTTATGTATACTTCCCTTTCCCATGGTATCATATTTTCTAACTCTGTAAGACTATATTTGTGATTTTGTAATAATGTAAAATTAGTCTTATAATAGCTTTCTATATTTTCATGCGAAAGGCCTACTAAAAAAAATTTGCAAATCCTTGTAATGTATCTTTAGATTTTGCTCCACATTTTTCGCAAACTCCGTCCATTTCTAAACTAACAGTCGGCACTTCTTCAAAAAATCTACTGATTAATGTAAATTGTTCTATAGTTAAACTTTCTATAAAATCAATTATTTCTGAATCTCTATATTCTTTTAGATCATAAATGTTTTCTTTATCATAAATTTTTTCTAAACTAATCAAACATAATTTTCTTATCATATCAGATTCATTATCGATATCAGCAACTGTCATCATTTGTTTAGAAGTAGGAACTTTTAATTGAACTGTTAATTCATCATTCAGTTCTATTTTTCCTTTATCGTCAACTCTAATTTTAGGTTCATTAATCTTTAAATTAGTCATATCAACCTTAAAGTTTACAGTGCCATCACAATCTTTTTCTCTACAAGGTGCCTTAACATCTTGTGTTTCGCCTACAGACCGTGCCCTTACATTCATAAACATATACTCTACATCTGTCATTGGCAGTTGATCTATTTCAAGATCACTTATACAGACACTTTGCAACATGTTAATTAATGCATAATACATTTCAGTTGGCGTAGCATCTTCTTTGACCATTATCATGTTTCTTTGTTCTTTAACAAGAAATGGCCTAAATTTTACAGTCTGTTTAGAGACTGGTAATTCGACACGATACTCTGGTGCCGATTGTATAGGTAATTGCATAATTTATTCTCCTAATTATTTAAAAAGGTATTAACCTAATATACCATCTAATTTCGCTAATCTATCACTAAACCTTTGAAGACTATCATTAGATTTATTACCACCTTTTCTTAAATTCTTGATGTCTAATATAGCATCTAATATTCTTCTTCCTCTATTTATTCCACTTACAGGATTAGGTTTTCTGTAATCTGCATCCCATGTTCTATAAGCAAATGTGCATTCAAATTTCATTATCTCATCAGTTGTTGATGCCGATAAGGGCATTGGATTCATTGATACAGGATATGCCTCATGCAGTGTATGAACCAATGATTTTTTTCCTGAACGAGTAAATTGTTCTATTTCAACTGTTCCAGTGTAAGAGTTATAATATGACCACATTGGGTGTGCAGAACTTCCTGCTATATTTCCAAATGGTTGAACCAACTCTTCATTATTTTCTACTTCTGGTGGTTCTGGTATTTCGCCTGCATATATCAATGATTGCCATGCATCTATAACAAAACGGTCTGCAAAAGTAGAATCACAAAGAAAAGTAAATGCAATTTCTTGACCATCATTTGATACATTAAATGGATATTTTATATTAGGTCCATATGTTGAAAAATCTGATACTTCTAATTGACGACCTGGTATTTGTGCTTCAAGGCATCTTATACCAAAATCTTTTAGGCCTAATTGTGGACATAATATTCTGACTTCGAATCTATTTGATCTTGCACCTTGGTCCATGTTGGCTAAAAGTTTATCTATTCTCTGTGTTGTCATATTTTTACCTAACTAAAAGCAGCTTTTCTACTTTCTGCATATACTCTGTTTATGTTTTCTTTTTTAAATCTTGCAAGTGGTAACATTGCCATTACATCCCATTTATCTGGTGTTATTTCTAGGGCAGGTCCAACAACATGGTCTAATCTATATCTCTTATAACAAGGTTTTGCCCACCTTAATTTAGCAGTCTTACTTAAAATTTCATATGTGATACGAATCTTATTTGTCATATCATTCGCCTCTTCATCATCTTTAATGATATATTGATATAACTCTTTAAGTAATAATACTCTATATCTAGGTGCCAAATAATGAAAATTTAAACCTGAAAATGAGTTAGAGTCCGAATCAATAATTAATGTGACAGGAAAAATATCATAATAAGGCAATATATCTCTGTATTTAGGTTGATAGAAATAAGTATAGAAACGACCAGTTAAAATTCTTCTGGTTTTATCTAAAGGCGCAGTTCTCATAAACTCTTTTGCACTAAGTCTTACTGATCTCATCTGCTCTTGATACCATCTAAGAGACTCTTCTGATCTTGCTTTATATTCAGAAGGAGTTTCGTGTATCAATCTACTTAATATATCGAGATTTTCTTGGGTATCATCTGCCATACCCTTATTTATGCTATTTGTGTTTAGCTTTTCTAGGAATTATTTTTGTTTTATCTTTATGCACCTGAGTAGATGCTTGAGGTGGTGTAATCTTACGAGGAAAGATATTGTCCCATGCTTCTTGAAACTTATCGTCTGATACGATTTGTGGTCTTCTTTTACTTCCTTTACCCATATCGAGTGCCATCGTCCTCTTCGATAGGCGCATCGTAATAGTTTTTGATATCTAAAGCAGTTGGTGGTTTAAAAACAAAGAAGATATAGATTGCACCAGCAATAAGAAGAAGAGCAGTGATAGTAGAAACAAGGCGTCTTCGAATGATACGCTTTTCTCTTTTACTACGCATTACTTTCTCCTGTAAGTTTTGAATTCTGCTTTGCGAGCGTCTAGTTTTTTCTTTCTCTTGATTGCTTGATTGCGTTGATTTCTAGTGTCGTTAGGTTTCTCGTGATATTGTCTATCTCGACATTCTTTAACTATACCTTTTCTATCACAGGCCTTTTTAAATCTTCGCAACATACGATCGAAAGACTCTACTTGTCTCGTCTTAGGATGCATTTTAGGTTTCACCATTGTCATAATTAATTTATTAAAGTGTGTAGTCGCCCCATACTTTTATAGCAACCTCGCTCTACACCAGATAACACCGCATCAGTTTTTGTTATCTTTTCCCCTACTATGATACCCCCATATCCACGGTCATAGTCAGTTGTAGCAAAACACGAATACATATTATAAACTACAACTCCCTAATAAGAAACTTACTCAGTTGCAAGCTTCTTAAAGTAATCCATCGCTTCATCTCCCTCTGAATCACTTGGGGAAGATTCTGCTGATGCGATTACAGGTTCGTCTGCTACTGTATCAGTATTTACGCCAGACCAAGGCACTTCGTCAAGGTCTTCTGCAACTGACTCAGCAGTAGATGTGCTAACATCACCAGTTAAACCTAATACTCTATCGAGTTTAGTTTTCAGTTCATCATAAGATTTGAACTGGTCTGGTGCAATAATTGAAGATAAAGGACTCAGCGTAGTATATATATCATTCAGCTGATTTTCATCTTCAAAAAGTGGTGCAGGACTATCAAACTCAGACTTGTCATAGTTCCAATAACCATCGACTTTTCTGATTTTAATTTTAAAGTTTGCACCCTCGCCTCTAAGATCAAAAGGATTTATAGCAGCTTCATCTTCAAATGCTGGAGAGATTGCCTCTTTCAACATTTCAAAAATCTTCTTACCATAACGGTACATGAATACCTTTCCTTCATTCTCGGGATGTTTAGGGTCCGAAACAACATAGATGTTAGACACATAGTGAAGTCTACGCTTCTGCTTTCTTGCCTGTTCTCTGTTTGCTTCGATGTTAGTGTTCCACAACTGAGTGTTGTATTCACTAACAGGATCATTTTTACTGAGAGTCGTTAAAGACTTCTCAATATACCAACCGCCAGGTCCTTGGAAACCATGGTCGAAGTAAGACACCCATGGCATCTCTTCGTTTTCTGGTGTTGGTAAGAATCTAACTATTGCATAACCGTTACCTGATTTATCAAGTTCTGGTTTCCAATACTTATCATCATCGTAGGATTTTTTCTCACCTTGTGTAGGTGAAGCAGTTTCCATGGCCTGCCTTAATTTATCTAAAGATGTAGACATTGTATTATACTCCTTATAGCATTATATCGCATTGTATTTGCATTTTATCGCATCTTATTAAAGTTCGGATTCGAAACACGCTGTGCCTAGAACCCACCTATCTTCGATATTTAACCGAGATACTATATCAGTATAATCGATTTTATCGAATCCGTCAATAGAGTTTTTAAAATATAACTCTACATCTGGATAGTCCTTATTTATGTGTTCCAGCAATGCAACAAATTGTGCCTGCTGAGGTTTTCCCACACCTGAATTTTGTTCTGTATATGTCTCGTTGTATGTATAACAGTCTTCTGGTCCGTATATATTCTGTAGATCACCGTATTGTAATGAATCATAACCTGCTAAACATATCTTCTTATGACCGTGATGCACTGCATAACCTAATGCATAGATGCCACAAAAAGTGTTCTTGAGCAATTCATTTGTATATATAACTATGTTGTTTGCCTCCGCAGAGGAATATCCAATCATATATGTTCTCTGTCCTTCGCCTCGATAATCTTCTCCTTGCACCACAAACCTGTCGTCTGTCGGCAATCGATTCTCAATTACTTCACCTGGTAATCCGAACTTCATAATATCAAACATATCCATAGGCAGTTCGTTCCATTCTCCCACACATACTGGATGTTTCTTGTAGTATTGATCTGTAATCATTTCATTTTGTGGGGCGACATCTTGCACAAACAGTAAGTCTGGTGTATGGTCTCTATAAACCATATTCATTCCCCACCAGTTGTCTAGTGTTTCTAAATCTAAGTCTTTACGACTTGGTCCGTTTCCTACTAAGTAGAGCATAGTTCAATTAATTTTTGTTTGTATTGTTTAAAGTCATATGATAAGAATGTTCTGTATTTTTTAATCTTATGATATGTATCAGGATATACGATGTTCTCTTTGATGAGTTTATTCCATGTTATACTGTAATCTGTTATATCATTTAGAATACACATTGTTTCAATAGATATTTTTTTACCTAGAAATTGTTTAAGTAAATATGGATGTTGACCATTCGAACATGTAAGAACTTCTTGTATTGTTTTCTTTTCTAATAACTCTTTGACTTCTTGTTCGAACATGTGTGATAGTTTTTGTTTTCTTTTCTTGTATTCTGTAAATCTATTTTGTGCCTCTTTTTCTAAAAGTTCACCAGCCCAATAATCACCTTGTGATAAGTTTGCAACATAGAAATCTTTAAGTTCATGTTTATATGTTCTTGATAATTTTGCAAAGTGAAACTTATCATTTCGTTTCATAAAAGATGATAAGTCTGCCTTTACACGAGCGTTGTATTTTATAAAATCATAGTCTTCATTTTTAAAATGCAACTTAACTGCGAGATACAGTTGATAACTATCAAAACCCTCTCGACTTGACATTACTTATTAACTATAATCTTTTTCTTTTTAGGTGCTACGATGCCACTTACTGCCGTATTATATGCTGTCACTATGTCATCGTTAGTTTCTGTCATGAATACATAATTCTGTATTGAAACACTTGTAGGGTTTACACAACCTGTGACACAAATGCCTTTTGCAAATCCCATTTTACCCTCTGGTGTATTTACTATAATTCTAGGGTCTGCTAACTCAACACAATCGTGTCTGTTAGAAACCAATTTACCGATATACTCACCACTTACGGTGATCACGGATACTATATCGCCCTCTTTCATATTTACTCCTTACTCATAAAAGTTGTCAAAGAACCTCGACTGGCCTTTTGACGATTAATTAACTTTAAACTTTCTGCTTCTGCTTCTAGTTTTTCTCTCAGAGGTATAGATAGTAATCTCTTAGCACCCTCTGGTTCTACATTGTTGACCTCACACACTTTGAGTATTGCACTCATTACATCTGTTCTGCCACCAACTATAAGTCTTTCGACTTGTTCTGTAAATTCTTTTCTTGTTATCATTTTATAATACCTCAAATATTAAATGCACCCTAGATTCCTGGCCTGCATTAACAAATGTATGCAAGGATTCGGTGTCTGCTTTGTATATACAACCATCAACTTTCATATGATATGACTCTGAATCATATACAAAATGACAGCCAGGATTCGATATTAAAGGTATATGATAAGAGATTTTACCACTATCCTTATGCCAATTATATGCAGTGTTAGGTTCAACACTTCGATAGGTTATACTATTAAAATTAAATAATTCTCTTATCTGATTTGAAACTTCAAAGGTATAAGGAAAATCTCTTTGGCTAATTGAATGTAAAGGGTTAAGGTTTCCTCTAAACAGTATATGGAATCTTTTCTGAACCAATACTGCATTACCTTGATTAGAAACTTCATCCATCTTGTCACTTATGTTTAGATACTCTTCTAAAAGTTTCTTAGTATCAACTTTACCGAAAGATTCTACTTTCATTTTATAAACTCTCTTTCTCTAAACCACAAATTAAAAGCATACTTCTCTCCTTCTAATACAGGTAAACCTGCATGTTGAGATTTGATTTCTCTCTTTGTTGTATTAGGTTCAACATTCCACCACACAATGATACTGCCTCTTCTAGGTTGAATGTTTACACCTAGATGATTAAAACCAGTTTCACCTCCTTTCGGCACATCTCTCAAATATCCTAAAACAGTAATCAATCTTTGACCGCCATTCTTTGTATACTCTTCTGTTGCGACATCATCAGATTCATCAAAACTATCCCAATGATAATCGTATTCTTCATTTTCTCCGTAATGCACAACTTGGAAAGGTTCTGCATTCTGTAATGGCATTCTCACCATCTGTGATATTCGTTCTGCAACATCTTTTATTATAGGTGATGCATCATGCTGTAACCATGTATTTGAACCTGTCCTCTTACTATGTTTTTGACCTTTACCATCTTTACTTGCAACGGTTGATCTTTCCATATTTTGCCAAGAATGTGCAAGTATTTCTTCGCACTCATCTTGTGTTATAAAATCATGCACTACTGCAATCATCTGTTTATCGTTATCGTAAATGTGTATCATATACCGTAAAGGTTTCTATATTGTTTTCTAAGTCCGTATAACTCATCTACATGTTTTGTTGGGTCTGAAACAAATAATTGAAATGTGTTTAGACCCTCAACTGCCACAATGGCACATATCTCTTTGATTGGTTCGCCTGTAAGTTCTTCGACCATAATTGCATAGGCAGTCATTTGTAAATACCAAGGTTTAGCCATATATTCTTGTTTAGGTTTTGAACTTGATTTGAAATCTATAATTGCAAGTTGGTCATGTGCAACACCAATACAGTCGACACGACCTGCCATTTGTAATTCATGAGAATACAAAGGTGCTTCAAGGGCAATAGGTATAATCTCATCTAACATGGGTTGAACTGATTTAAACATTTGTTCTTGTAATATGTTATCAAACTCAATAAAGTCTTTTTCTTTTCTAAGATAATCTTCTACATGTTGATGAAACGAGGTGCCTCGTTTTGTTGCTCTCTTAGTTATTTTATTGGCTTCTTTTTCGCCAACTCTTTCTCGCCATAGTTTGATTTGTTTTTTTGAATGTAGACCAACAACTGTAGTGACACTAGGATATTTCATATCATCTTCGCCAAGATAATATCTTTTACCCTCGTGATTGATTGTTTTAAGTTTTATATTTTCTAAATCTGTAAGTTCTAAAAGATTCATATTCACTTTAGTCATAATGTATTATACTATTTTTTGCTTTGTAATGCAATGTGTTTATTAACAACTTCTCTTGTTTTAATTTCCTTTGCGGACTTTTTATGCAAGTGAGAACCTGGATGTCCTTCACCTATTTTTGATAACACTTCTTTAAAACCTGCATCTGTCTTAACTCTGTCACCATGACCACCTACAATATTAGGTGCTGTTATTTGTTGCATTAAATGGGGATTATTTTCCTTAAACTCGTCTAAGTCTTTATAAGACATAAAGTGTTCTTCAAGATCACCTGTCTCTGTATTTAAGAAATCATAATTGGGCATCTAATTCACTAACCTTTTTTTGTGCTATCTCTAATACTGTTTTCTTATTATACCAAACACCTGAAAAGATTTGTTCATTTCTAAAACCGAAATCTGGATCGATTGTCTCTATAATATATCTTGGTATGCCTACGAGTGATCTATCTTTAAACACTCTAACATCTCCGTAATTTTCTACTAATATTCTCATATGAAATTTATATTTATGTTGACTCTAAGATTGGTATCCGATTGACCGACAGAACGATGTTGTTCTTCACCTGCAAATAGAATCATTTTATTTGCCTCCGATTTAGTTAAAAAATGATGTTCGTTTGTAAACTCTGTATAACCATTACAATCATTAATAGATAATATGCCTGTTGTATGTGGAAAATCAAAGTCACTATGAAATTCAGAAGGCGGATATTGTTTACTATTTCGTAATGTTTGACGAGGATAACAATTTACTTTTACTCTCAATAATCTTTTCATTGGTAAACGAGATACAATTGGTAATGCAATCTCATTAAATAGATTGATATCAGGTATTTGTTCTTCATTCATCAGACAATTACCAAAAGCAAAACCCTCTGTATCATCATCTGTAGTTAATCCTTTTCTATAAAAATATGGCATCTGCATACTGTTATGTGACATTAATAATGATTGTATATTATTAAATATATCATCTGGTAAAAAATTATCTATGTGTTGATAACCTTTTACATTATAAACTGAACTCATGCTACTCCTTGATAACCTTGCCACCATTCTGGCGCTGGTCTTTTCCACTCCCACTTTGCAAATGGTTTTGCTGTGTGATAGTAATTTCTATAAGCTTTGACTGCATCGCCTTTTACAATACAATCTGGATAGTGTGACATTGCTTGTGCAAACTCTGTAAGATCACCGTCAGGAATATTTTTTGGTGGTTTTGCCAACATGATACCTAACTTTCTAAAAGTTTCATGTAATCTATTTCTACGATATTGATATTCTAGATTCATTTCATGGAAATGTTCATAGTGCCAAAGATAGTTTTCTTTTGACTGCATAGTCCATGTTGTGCATGGATGATATTTGTGAACTGCAAGATAATACATATCATCTCGTTCATCGCCAAAAGTATAATAAGTTTGAATTGTTTTGCCAGACCTTGAAGGTTTTTTTATTGGCGTGCCATCTAACATTCGATGTGCAGTAGATAACATTTGTGCAGACTCGACAATCATTTTAGGGACATGTTTGTCACATAACATTCTAGCCGCTTCTCTTGGGTCGTTATCTAATACAAAGATGTTCATATGAAATTTTTAAGTATAAACATTAAAGGTATAAAAAAATATAAACCTATTAATAACTTTTCTACTCTGTCGAATTGTTCGTCTGTTGGCATTATCCGTTTCTCCTATCTTGTGCTTGTTGTTTCTTTTTTTCTTCCAGTTTTTTATCTACTGGTCTTTGTTGTGATTGTTTTTGTGCCATAATTATTTGTAAAATATGTGGTCAGTTATTTGAACTGTCTCGTTTAATGTTTCTGCCCAATATGGTTCGACCATAATGGAATGATAGTGTGTTGCACCCTCAGTAATATCAGGATACTTACCCATAAGAACATCTGATGCAATTACATAAGACTCGAAGAATGTATCAGTGTCTAATGGTTCGTCTGATTTGCCGTCACAGAACCAACTGAATTGACATTGATGTCTAACTGGCACCATATTGCCTTTCCAATTCTCACGCCATCTGGCTTGATATACAACATCACAGACATTATCACCGTATGCACTATGCTCGATTCTATTTAGAACAACTTGTGCAACTGCAACTTTACCTGCGAGTGGTTGATTACCTGCCTCGAAGTAAATGTTTTTTGCCATGCAAACTGCCTCGCCATTCTCATCTGATGCATACATCTTTGATGATAGACCTGCGACTAGACCCAATAATGCGCCTAATATAAAATAAAAGTATCTAATTCTCACGACTTGTTTTTTAGTCCTATAATACACTATGACCTCCTCTTAGTCAAGTTAGTTTTCTCTATCTAGGATAGATCGTAAATGAAGTAGCAAATTCTCTAATGCAATGAGATGCTGGTCTATTGTAAATACCAGGTATAGATTTACCTCTGTATCTAACTCTTGAAGGATTATTCTTCAAGAATCTTAATACAATAGGATTCTCTCTCTCACTCATAGGTAAATTCGCATGTTTTATATCATATAAATTTATCATATTAATACCCACTTGTATAATGTGCATATTCATCGGGACAATCTTTTTCCCCACATACACATTCGTCTCCTGTTTCATCGTCTAAACTATCGAGAGCGGCATCTACATGTGCTTGTTCACTCTCTGATAGATTATTATAATTTTTTATTGCTTCTTTTAACCAATCCATAATTTACCTCAAATAATCTGGACCATAAATTCTTGAAGAATTAGGGTCAACATAACCTTTTATACTAATATCAAACAGGTTACCTCTCGGCGCATTTAAAGCAGGTGTAGCCCAACCAGCGGCTTTTAGAATATCACCCTCTTTGAAAGTAATACCTGTCCTACCTTTTTGCCATTCTTTTTTGTTAATAAAACCCCAAACAGAAGTGTTGAGGCCGTCATTATCATTACTGATAATCTTGATATATTTTGGACCAACTTTATAACTAAAGTAAGTCTTACCTATTGTGTGTTTCCACCTAGTATGCATTGCATCTGTTAAAGTCTCACACAACTCATTGACTAGATACATAAGGTCTTGTTCTTGATTGACCTCGTTTACTAAATCTGATAGTTTCATATTTTCTCCTTTATTACTCATCATGGATATAATAACAAAAAAGTGATGTCATTGTCAAGCCTTAATATAGTCAAGATAACCTAACACTGCCTTTCGTTCATCTTGTGTAAGATCACCTACAGTTTTGACTCTTGCCCATGTGGTGCCTACAGTCGTAAGTTTATTACCTGCCACAACGGCACAGTTCCATAGATAGTCGTCTTTAGGGAATAGTTTATTTTCTTCGCACAACCTTATCATGTTGCGCCCAATTTCTACGAGTTTTTTCACCTCTGGCGAATCATCGTAATATGAAAAGTTTGACATTTCATTTCTCCATAGTTAATATAGATAGTATTCTATCAAAAAATGAGAGTCATAGTAAAGGGGTTTTATACGATATTTTTTTGAATGTCGTCTAATTCTTTTAGTTTCTTTGTGAGTATATCTAATCTGTTTGGCCAGTAGATATAATCTTTATCAGAATCTTTTGCAAGATTCTCTAAAAGAGGACGAACAAAGTTATCGAGTTTCTCAATAACTGCTTTTGCTGTTGTAGTTGTTTCAACTATTTTAGTATCAACAGATGCCAACTCATCGGCATCCATAGCGGTAAAACCAAAATCATTGTATTCTATTTGATTATCTGACATAGTATTATTTATAGTATTCGGACCATGAATGTTGTTTTTCACATAAGATATGTCGTTCTACTTCTTCTGTTTGTTGTATCAGTGTCATTACATATTCTCCTTCATCAAACACGCCTAATGGCACCTGAAAATATTGTGGGTCTTCATCGACTCTTGCTGGTGATCTTAAACTTCTAGTTGTATTATACCAGTGCAAATCGACATCACACACCTTTTCATAAGGTAATGTTAATAGTGATAATGCAAGTTTACTTCCTTTTTTATAAATCTGTAATGGTATCTCTGCGTATCTTGTTCCTAGTATTGTTGCAAGTTCTTTACATATACGAACTTTACTAGACCCACCATCATTTGTAACCAGACTTTTAGAAGTAACCTCCATCTTTTTGATTATCGGTATCGCCATCTTCATCATCAGTTGTTGCAGAAATAAACTCACCACTCTCTTGTAGATTGGCGATATATTCTTCTGTTTGTTTTACAAAAGAACTAATCATTACTGCCTTTGTATCTGCCATTTTAATATTAAAACCAACTTGTTCTGCAACATCGTTGATTTGAGATTTAGTCATAGACTTTAATTCGTTCTCAGAAGGAATAATAACTTCTTCATATTCTTCTTCATCTTCGACAACATCAACTTCATCTGCAACTATATCTTCTGCCTGTTCTTCATTTACTTGTGCCTTTGATATTACAGGTGCTGAACTTTCTTGTTCGACTTTTTCTACTTCTTTTAAAAACTCGTCTGTTCCTTTTGCATCTTCTGGCACTTCAAGTTCTAATTCTTGTTGAGATTCATCCCATTCTTTAAAAGATTTTTTAGTTGCTTCTACTTTAGTATTGAATGCATCTAGTTCTTCATGTGCCCTTTGCATTGCTTCATCATCTATAACTGGTGTTTTAGGTTCAGGATTTAATGCCCTTGCAATTTCAAATGCACGAGTAGGTTTCTTTTCTTCAACCTCTTCTTCTATACCATATTTAATTTCTGGATTTGCAACATCTACATTAGGTGTTTCAGCAACATTACCTTGAACACCACCAAGTGCCTCTAGTTTTGCTTCTGCGATTGCAAGTTTATCTTGTAAAGTTTTTCTGAGTGATCTCTCATCAACAAGTTTAGTTTCTTGAATTTGTTTTCTCTCTTCTTCTTTAGCAACTTGAGCAATCTGTTCCTCTTCTGCAAGTTGTTGTAATCTTTTCTGACCATTTTCTAACATAGACCTATAATCTATGTTTGCTTTGTTAAGGTCATCTCTCATCATAATCAATGCATCTAAGTCTGTAGATTTAACTAGACCTGCTTTGAGTTGTTGTTCTAAAAGTAATTGTGCGACTTGCACCGATTGAGGTGAGACTTGTGCTTTGTAATTAGAGATACGCTCTCTTATATTTTCGCTTTCAGTTGGTTGAACTGTTGTCTCAGCAAATGTTTTATTCTCTTCATTCATAATTAAAAATCTCCATGGAGTCCTACACGACTATTTAGTTCTTTACACATTGTTAAAATGAATGTTCATCTTTTATGTATAGTCTCGGAGGACAATAATATTTATCCAATGTTTGCGTTTGGGAATGCCTTACTGGCAATATCCTTTGTGATGTTTTTGAAAGGCCAAACTTTATCTTTTACTAAGTCCATCATCTCAGCTTCTTTTGCTGGAATGCTTTCTAACATTTCAATCCACATTGTTTCTCTTCGAGTCTTTGGCACTTCTTCTGTGCAAAAGTATTTAAACTTTTTAAACTCAAATCTTAATGCACTCTCAGATAAGTCTGATGCAGGTGCATCGTTCTTTCTGAAAGGTGTTTTACCCTCAGGTAATGTTGATTTGATTCTATCGTTAAACACCCACTGTAATATATCTTGTAAGGCACCGTTAGTCTGACCGTAGACCATAAGACCATTGATTGCAAAGTCTTCGTTCTCTTGTGCAACTAAATCTGCCTGACAGAATATTTCAAAGGCATCTGAATTTTTATATAACTCTTTCTTTTCAGTAATGAGTTCCATTTTAGGTTTATTTGGCGCACCTTTAGGTCTGCCTCTTCCTTTTTTCTTTGTAGTCATAATATTGCAAAATCTCCTGCTTGATCTAATAACTGATTGAGACGGTGTTTTTGAAGGTATGTTAAAACATTACCTAATACTGGCGCTGTTTCTGCATACTCTTCTAATATCGCAGACTCTATATCGTCTGGTATAAAACTCAAATCAATCAGCGTTTGATTTCTTAAATAATTTCTATAGTATTTATCGTCCTTTTCTATACTAATCCTGAGATATTTATCAAGCACAGGTTTTCTTAAAGGTGTTTGTCTAATGCCTGCATCTAAACAATCATCGTTAGATAATATATTAGGCACGCCATCTGACTTGTCACCTTTGAGAATATGCTCTTTTAAAAACATTTCAGGTTCAGGACAATCTATCATTTTGTTTAAATTAGGTGACCACTGTTCAACACTATCATTATGTAATTGTTGAAAGTCTTTGTCACCACTTATAATCAAAACTTTTTCTTTTGCATGTTTTACAAGTATTGCAATAATGTCATCTGCCTCACATTTCTCAACATACATATATCGATAAGGAAAGTTCTCTTTGATTTCCATTTTCACTTTATGTAAAGTGTCGAAGATCAACTGCCAATCTTTATCATCTGCCTCTCTTGATTTCTTTCTGTTTGCTTTATACAAGGGAAAGTAATCTCTACGCCAAGGATTAGATGCATCAGTGCATAACACTATCTCGCCATACTCTCGTGCATATCTCTTTTGGTAATTTCTGAGACTGTTGAGAATCATATGTCTCAACATGTTTTCATTGATTTCGCCATTGTTGCTTTTTATTTGTGCCATCAGACCGGCGATAATAGTCTGGGTAAAGTCAATTAATATCATGTTATAAGTATACTATTAATGTATGTCAATCGTCAAGTGATTTTTTCTTTTAATATTTTTTCACAATGAGGACACTTCAAAGGTATGTCTAGAAGTTTACTAATTGCTACATGTTTATCAAAGTCTTCTTTTTCTTTTTCTGGTGGTGCAAACATCTCAGACGGTAATGGAAATCCTATGTGTTCTGTCATTTTCTTTTTTTATAACCTGTAGAAGATTCTATTTGTGCAATTCTTTCATTGTGTGCCTTTCTCATTTTCTTTTGAAATCTTCTTCGTTCTGAGTCTGCTTTCCATGTTGATTCATTCTTTGCAATATATTTGTCACAACCCTCTTGTAGTCCCATAACGAATTTAACGAATCTTTTTTTCTGAGGTATAGTCAAGAAAGAGTATGCTTCTATAAAGTCTTCCTCGTCACTGGTAATCTCTTCCA